ACGAATGGGCTAGGGTGGGGGGGGGTGGTGCTCGAGATTTGGGGAGCCATCCAGCAGAGGAGGGCATCCCCCCACAATTACAAACTCCCCATTCTCCCTTTCTCCCTTCGTTCATTCCCCTTTCTCCCTCTCATCCCTATTCCTTCCTCATATCAACGGGCGCGCGTGCCCCTACGTGCGTACGCGAGGGCAGTAGGGGGGTGTCCCGTATGTGTTCGTGTTGGCAGGTTGTGCTTGGGTGTGTATACCTACGTGTTACCTGTATGTGCGTTACCCATGTCTGCGTGTGTATCACGTGGGCATGTCTCCCCATGTGTGTGGGGAGCGTAGGTGTGCGTGTGTAGCACGTGTAGGTATGTGTGAGTGACGCGGGGGTGTGCGCGACCCAATTTCAGGATTTTTCGTAGGAATTGGCATATTTTAAGAACTCCTAAATAAGTTTAGGGGGTGTTTTTCAGTCGAGTGGGGGCAGATTATGGGGTTTTAGGGTTTAGGATTTATTTAGGGATGTTTAGGGGTGTTTTAGTCATGTTTTAGTGGGATGTTTAGGGGTGTTTTACGGTCAAGTCATGTTTCGGTACGCAGGGAATCGCCAGGGGGGTTGACTGGTCCATTGTCATGATATATGATGGGTTTCTGGAATACTGGGAATAAGCGACCAGTATATCCGGGTGCATGATGGGTTCTAGTGAAAAACAAAAGGGCCAGATCCATATGGATCTGGCCCTTTTGCTATCAACTATAATCCTACCAACATTACCCTAAAGGAGAAATCAGAATGCCATGCCACGGAACCCCATTAAATTGCGACAGGAGAAAGTGGGGCTACGGAGAACAAACATTGGCACGCAAATCATATCACACATGTTCCTGCTAGTCAACAGTGAGTTTTTAGTAGCCCTTGGATATGTCCTCCTCATTTGGGAACAGGGGCTTCACATAAAATCCTATTTCCTTGCTAATTCCAACATTCTCCAGGAGCACGAATTTGTTTTCATCGTGCCAGCGTACGCCCAGTCCTTCCTCGCTCCGTTCCCAGGATAGGGACTCCTCTTCTCTCATCAGGTCCAACTGGTAGGCCACCAGGAGTAACTCACGGGGGATGGTGCCTTCTGGCACATCCCACACGACTGGGTGTACCGTGAGTGCTCCGTTCTCGACTACAGCGTAAAGGTATCCGTCGTCGTGCCCTTTCAGCATGTTCTTGAATTTTGCGTCCATCAGGTTTTCGTGGGCCATTATATTTCCTCCATCCAGCGCATGGCCGCGGTTCGGTCCACCAGGGGTTCATCTGGGCCACGTATGCTCATGCACTCGTAGACGGTCAGGAGTCCGTTAGGGAACTGGACGCCTGTTAGGTTCCCTGCGCCCGATGTCCAGGCGATTTTCTTGTTTTTGTTGACCCAATCGGCTAGCAGGAGGGTTTGCTTAACATCCTGGACGCAGTATTCGATTACCTCGGCGTATTTCCCTTCCTTCCACATCTCCGGTGCCAGTGCTCCATCCACTCCTGGCGTTTTTCCCTCGAGTCCAGCCCCCTTCAGGGCTTTGTCCAGGGCCAGATAGTGGCCAGCCTTTGATACGACCATATACATCAGGTCGATATGGTGCGCAATGGCGATATGTTTCCAGGTGTCGGCTATCTCATCACCGTATCTGCCAGCCTCCTTGAGTAACACAGGGAAGTCGAAGGACAGACCGTTCCATGTTACGATTTTTCGGCTTGCTGTCTGGCCCACAGCCGAGTCAATGATGCAATCCATCAAGTTTCGGACCTCGACGGGGCTCATTTGCGCTGCTGTTACCCCGTGTTTGCCAGTCCCGTACCAGACTCCCGGGTCTCTGTTCTTCAGCACGCTTTCGTGGTCCATTGTGACTGCGCAGGTCACTCCGGGGGAGTAGATGGTCCAATCGCGCTTGCCATCGGGCAGTTTTGTGGCTATTTCGATGTCGAATCCTGTTAGAAGGTGTTCCATAAGTGTCCTTTCACGCCTCGCGGCGTTTTCTAATGGTTTCTTCGTACTTTTCGAGCATTTCTTCAATATTTCCGTCTATCTCACGTAATTCCACGGCTTTTTTGCCGTTTACTTCCGTTTCCTTGGCGAATTTATGTTCACACAGGGAGACCATGTCCCTGTTTGCCATAGCCCAGACGACGCCGAGTTCCTCTGCTGCCTCCGAGACGGTCAGGGGTCCGTCCTTGAGCATCCTTATGAGTTCTCTCCTCCTTTCCTTTGAGTTGGCCTTTTTAGTGGCCAGTCCCTCCTTACAGTCTCCACAAATCCACTCCTGGAGCCCTTCGGGGGGCACATGGCTAAGAACATGCTCTATTTCGGGGTCCGTCCAGGTTGCGCAGAACCAGCACTTCTTGTACATCATCCTACCGTGGAATTCGAACGGTTTGGGGGTGTAGCCCCACTCTGGTCCCTGTTTGTCCATGTGCGCTGACCCCCTACGAGAATGTCCTGGAATATAGCAGGATTAGGTACAGGCAGGCGACCGTGGCCAGAACCCATAGGAGGCCACGGATAACGCTGCCCACGTTCCAGGCCCAGCTAGACCAAACAACCTCGTCCCTGTGTATCTCGGCAACACTTACGTCCCTACTTGCCTCGATTTCGGCTATTCTAACCCTGCCATCCCATTCGATGCCTGTTTGTTGGGTGACCTGCTTGCTCACCTCCACGTCCACGTAGGCCCTGTTGTGACTCTCTATGGCCACGGAGGACACGTACGCGAGCAGGGAGATAAGCAGGAACAGGGCTGTCAGTAAAACTTTTATCATGATGTCTCCTTAAAACGAGGGCAGTAGGAATCGAACCCACATCTACACAGTACAGAGGGACCCAACCTCAGTGTCGCTCTCCCATTGAGCTATGCCCTCAGAACGACTACGGTGTGAAAATTGGTTCTGGCTGATTTTTGACTGCTGGAAGGAAGGTTCTCAACCCCTGGTCGGGGACAGCGATTGGGTGATATTGCGCCACCCCTTCGAACCCAACAAAGATGGAGACGGCCCACTCCTTGAGTTCGCCCTTACTGTTGCCACCCCATGCCTTGTATTCCACCTGGCACCCGATTGTGCCACACGACGGGAGGACGTAATAGCAGCCGTTCAAGCCACAAGGTTTGACGACTGGATTTCCGGGCTCATCGGCAGGTTCCCAGTAAACATGCCCAAACTCATCAAAGGGGCAGAAGACAACGTCATTGATTAGTGGGCAGAGGTCGAAATTGACCCCCTGGTTTCCTTGGGCTCCAGCCCCACTAACGCCAATGATTATGAAAAATGTCATAACCACGATTAAGGTTCTCAGTGCATTCATAGTGTCTCCTTTGTTTTTAACTGATTACAATATCGTCAAAATCCACATCAAATGGGTCGGAGTCTGTCTCCACAGCCTTCCCCATGCTGGTGCTCGGTGTGGCGTAGTTGTTGACCATTGGGGGCTGACTGGACAGGGCCAGTATCACGCCACCCCTCTCTGCCTCTAGTAGTAGTTGTTGCAGAGACGCGCGGAACGCGTCCCCCTGTGAAGCACCAGCGTTCACCAGGGGAGAGAATTTCTCCAAAAATTTTACATCTACCACGGCATCTAATCTGAACCTGATTTCCATTTTTCATCCCGTTCTTGACGGATTTAGGGATGCACCCATCCCATTTTCGACGGATTTAGGGACAGGACCCCTACTCTCCAGCGTAGTTAGCAAACGCCCGCGCGTTTTCTCCAGCATCACCAAACACGACTGGTATCCCCATTGAGAGAGACGCGCGCTGCTCCTTGCTCATCAGGTGAGGCAAGCCCCCAATAATTTTTACCCTGATTTCCTGCCCCTTCACTTCGAGCCTGCGACAGAACTTTGTGGTCAGCGTCTTGATTTGCGCCACGTACGGGTTAAGTACCGATGGATCAATCTCCTTACGAATCAGAAGGAGTTCTGGTAGGTCCATCTGCATGGGGTTGATGTCGTCAAACGCGTGTATGAGCCCTATGTTGAAGGATTTTACAGTTATGGGGGTTTTCTGTTGGGAGCTATGGAACACACACACATCGACGGTTCCCGCACCACAGTCCATCAACACCGTGTACCCTTTGTGCAACTTGCTTACGCAAGCGTACCCAACGGTCTCGGGTCTGAGTCCAGCAAACTCGGTCAGCAGACGTATCCTTTTGCCACCGACCGTGATGCGCCACTGGTCCGAGTTAGTCACCTTAAAAGCAGCCTTGTACGCTTTCTCGGCAAGCGCGCGGTTCTTGGGGTCCTGGAACTTTTCGGCTGGCATCCCACATGCCACGCGTAGACGTAGCGTTTCTTCGGTGCTTGCCTTCGTCAGGGAAAGCCATTCTGCCAACCCTGCACTGAACAGGATACGAAGATGCTCTTTGTCGTACTTTGTGTCGTCCAGGTATCTCACCATCTTGTCAGTGAGAGTATCGCGGCCAACCCATACGGTTTTATCGTTGACGACAATCTCTTGCGCCTTTGGGGATTTGTATGACATGCGCTTGGGGTCGTATGGGCCTGTGGGTTTCTCGAGCATGTATCCAGCCGGTAGGCCAGCGTGTCGGTCCTGCATGTATAGGTTAACAAAACCGTTTCCCAAGTCGGCTCCAACAGGGTACACGCTGTCCGTCAGTGTGATTTTGTTCATTGCTACCCTCCTTATCCTGTGTGTAAATATAGGACTAAATTTGATATGATTCGAGAACCCACACAGTAGACTGGTTTTATGTCGATTTCGGCAAATTCCAGTCGCCTCGTCATGATGCCTATCTCGTGTAGCCCGTTTTGCAACGTGCCCACGAAATCCTGCACCTGCTCAATGTCGTCAGACCTAGAGAAAAGGTCTGTCAGGGGGAAATGACCACCAAGCATGTCGATTGTTTCCAACTGGATGTCGTCAGGGCTCTTGGCATCCAGAAACGTTGCTTCTCCATCTTTCACCCACACTATTGCTTTCATCACCTTCATCGCTCCTACTCCTTTCCAAGTATTTCACTCGCTCTAATTGCCATACGAATCGCCTCTGCTAACCCCGGAACCGTGTCATCCCCTTGGCTCAACACAACACTCTCATACCTCGTCACAGAAAGGGCAACGTGCAACAGGTACAGAGATGACAGTACCAGACCCACTTCTGGGCCATTAAGAACATTCTTGGTTATCCTCACGTGAGCAGTCCCGTGAATCATCGGGACAATCTCGAGGAACTCATTCCCAAATACCCCATCCGTGATTTCAGAGAGCACTTCAGACTGAAACACGCCATCTTGGGATTCCTCTAACCCCCTCCTGCACGCCTCCTGCATAATGAGGGTTCCCAGGAGCTTACCCATCTTTCTGCGCGACCCTGCCATCTCTGCCAGCAGGTCCACCACTTCCTTGTCCATACTAAATGTTGTTGCGTACTTCATGTCTCTCTCCCATGTGATTATTAAATAATAGTATATCATATTATTTAATAAGTGACAAATTACGATACTGGCAGACTCATCCTGTTTCGTACCGATTGATTTTTCAGATAATATGTGCTACAATCACCCCTGAAGGGCTATAGCTCTTGCAAAAATCCCACAATCAGTGTACAATAAGTATTGCCGGATTTAATAATCATAGCAGGAGCGATAAGGAGATACATGGAAAAACAAAAAGAGTTGTGCTCAGAGATAGAGGAATTCCTCAGAAGTGGTGGGGAGCCACCGTCTGAACAAGGTGATGATAAAGGGATTAACCCCCATCAGCAGATGGTTCTGGATTTACTGGGGGAAGCCCTCCGTGTTGCCAGTGAAAATGGGGTTACCGTGATGGCCACGGTCGAACTAGATGACAGCGTGGTGTCCCAGGTGTCCCGTAAGGAAGATGGCTCATGCTTGATCGAGGCAATGTGCGCTTTGATGGAGCTACCGCACGAGTTTATCCATTTCGTGATAGACATGGCGAATGGAAGACCCGGGAATCTCAGAAATTCCCTCATGTCGGATAGGCCGGAATACGGGGATGAGGAAACGGTCGAGAAGGTGCGAAGAGTTGTGGAAGAAGCGCACAGGCAGCTTGTCGAACTGGATGTGCCTTTTGCAATATCCACAGTAGCGAAATCGAAAGCGACGGGGGACGGGGACGCGAGTCAGGTTGCGATAAATTCCACCTTCAGAAATGGTCATTCTATTCCCCTGGGCACGTTCGTGTCCTGCCTGATGGCCTCGTTCGCCCCTCGAAACAAGGAGGAGTTTGTTTCGATGCTTATTAGTGCTGACCTTTTATAGAAAAACGTTCCTGACAAGAACGTGGTGGGGTGACATGAGAGACATATTGGTCGTGATTTCATTCTCACTAGTTAGCACCATCCTGCTGGTAGGGGTGGGGGTGAGGTTGGGACTCATGGAAGCGAAACGAATCAAGAGGAAAAACATTCTCGAGGATGTCATAGAATGAGGTCGTTTATTCTGTTTGTTGTTTCCGTGATTTTCCTCTATTTTCTGCTGACCTTGCTGGGTCCAAGCGACTTCCCCCATGTCGCTCTTAGATAGGCAAGACATCGTAGCTTTTTTGCTGGCATTTGTTTCCCTGGTCATTCTGTTTGCCGTGGTCGTGTGGGAACATAAGAGAGGTGGATAATCTACTGCATTTGAGACAGCTATTCGGGCCATGAGGGAGCTTTGAAAAGCATTTCTGCTCATCCTTCTGTGTGGTGCTCACTGAACGAGCCAGCAGATAGACGGTGTGGTGGATAAAGGATAGGCATTGGAGTTCCTGTTATGCCTGTTCCTCTTTTTTGCAATATGTTCGTCGTTTGTATTTGTGTGTGCCGTGATTGTTGGCGCACGAAGTGAAGGAAAGGACACAGAGTCGTGAGACAACTAATTGTGGCCATTTTAGTTCTTTTGGCCACCCCTGTGACGGTGTTGTCGCAGAGCAACTTCCCCATCCTGACCCATATAGGCAGTGGTCAGGAGCAGTGTGGTAACCTCGATGGTAATTACTTCGTGAAGTTCCGTAGAGCCGTTATTGCAAGACCAACAGAAGAGAGTGATGCCCAGACCGTGGAATGCTGGAGATGCGATGGTGGGGACTGTGACAGCGACATCCCCCTGGTAACCATGCTGCCAGCCACCACAGTGGCACCCCTGGCGTATCTAAAGCAAAGCCAGACTGTATTGCTACTGGGTTTAGACAGGGACCGTGCTGACCGGACGGAATCTATTACGGATTGCACAAATGATGTCTCCCTGCTAGATGTGCCTGTGACACTCACGTGGTATGGATTTTTCACAGCCCCCTACGAGGGGGACTTTTGCTGGAGGGGAACCGAGAGCTTTTATGCACTCGACTACGTGGTTCCCCTAGAAACGCCAACCACGGGTCCATCTCCAACAGAAACCCCAACGCCAACAAGCACGCGAGTTCCTGCCGTGACGGTCACAACCATTATCCCCACCACGGTGAGTGAGCCAGACACACCGATGCCAGAGGTGACGGTTGTCATCTCGACCCCCACACCGACTCCGTGTATAGACAGCCAGGAATGCGCCCTGTCGCTACCCGAGAATGAGGAGCCAGAAGGAATGTTCTGGGTGTGGTTGTCCATGATTTTTAACTAGGAGGCTTACCTTGTATACAGAAAAAGACCACTATGACGAGCAACTTTTGCATCACCTTAGAGAAGCCCTTTCTGTGGCCAAGTCACACAGGACCCTGGAAAGGAAGCCCATCGACAGATGGTACTCCATCTTGATAACGGATCTACAAAAGATAATCGCCTATGTAGAAGAGTACATGAGCGATAGTTCAACCTTTGAGGAAAGGGCACTATTTGCAGCAGGATACCAGTTGGGGAAAGGTGGGGTTGTGGACAATCTGGATCTTATCCAGGAAAAGGTTAGAATATTTTTAGGGGAAATGATTGATGAGGATTAACGCGCGCGCCATTGGCACCTACTACGAAATTCATCTATGGACCGATGGTGTGGGTGAAGAACCCTACTGGCAAGCACTTCCAGAGGTGGATGGGGGCATCACGAAGTTCACTGAAGACAGGGCGAGTAAATTATACCAAGTCGCGTGCGAAACTCATGGAATCGAAAAAATCAGGATTGTCCGGTATTCGTCAGAGGTCGTACGCGGAGTAACAATTACATAGTGTCGGTGTAGCAAATGGAGTTTGGTATGAGATTTTTCTTGTGTTTTACAGTTTTCCTGCTACATTTTACAGTTTTCCTGCCTAGCGTAAGAGCGAGTGGAATCGAGGATTCCAGCCTGCCGTCTGTCTCTCTCACGTGTGTCGGTGAGTCATGCGAGGATGGGGTATATTACCATTACACCCAGCAAGAAGACTCCGTGAGAGTAGGGGTCCCACTATCGAAAGATAGTCGCGCGGCGTGGAGTTGCTCAGAAAATTGCAACGTGAACATCCCAAAGCTTGAGAAGATACACAGAATCCACAATATTGTGGATTCTGAGGTGGGTATCATCGGCCACACCGTTGTGAGAGGAGTTGTGTTGGCGCACAACCCAGGGGAAGCCCTTTATATAACCCCATGTAACGGTCAGGTGCTAAGTGACCTGACTGGAGAGGCAAATACGTTTGAGTTCGTCTTTTATGCGCAGAACTCTGGCCCATACTGCATAGAGTCTCAGGGGAACGTGTACGGTGTGTTTCAGTGGCCGTCTGTAGGAGGAGAAACGGAGCCAGAGGACAAGTACATCGCGAACCTGATATATTTCCCATTCTTACCAAACAAAATGGCTCTGGAAAATCCGTGTGTCTATCCAGGGCGATGCACACCTTAAGGGGAGGAGAATGAGGCTCATAAAGGACGAAATCCTGGCTTTGGCAGTAAAGGCTGGGTCAGCAGGTTTTAAACATTTTTCTCAATACGGAGTTACGGCAAGCAACATTTTATCTCCCGATGCCATGCTTCTTGTTCCAGAGGACGAGAGAGGAAGTCTGGCAGACCTGGTGGACATAATCGTGAATGCGCACATTTGTTCAAGTGCGCAGACAGTCCTGTTTTCGACTGAGCAAATCACAGAGTTTCTCAGGGTCGTGGACAGGCCGATTGTTCCCGGGTCATACGATATACCATTTAGATACATGGTAATCCAGTTCACGGAGGCCATTCCCCAGAGTGAGTTCCTGGTTGACCCTGGCCCACCATCTCCAGGAGAGATTTCACCTAAAGAGGCAGCAAGGATTCTTGGTGTTGATACAATCCATAAGATAGACGAAGAAACGGATGATGTGGTCGCAGGATTGGTTATAGGGTTTCCAGATGAAGGTGAACTTGAGTCTAACCGTGCTTTTTCTGTGTCTGCCTATTACGGTAGCACGGCTCATAATCGGGCAATCGCCTATATGAATAAAAGGGGCGAGGTTCATTACGATCCCAGCACCGGGGGAACTGAAACTGGCAGGATGGACAAGCAGAGAATTGTAAACTTAGCCCAGCTATGTATTGTTTACATGAATTCTTCTGGCATGGAACTGGAGAGAACCAGCCATCATGATATAAACAGAAAAAGGCGACGGAAGGGCAAACGAGAATTGCCTGATTACTATATCTGCAAGTGGAACAAGAACAGATATGCACCCAGCGAGGGCAGGAGAAACACAGGGAGGCATGTGTCGTTCCGGTTCGACGTGGCTGGACACACGAGAACCCTGAGTAATGGGAAAACCGTGTGGGTCTCCTCTCACCAGAGGGGTTTACAGCACGAAATATACAAACCGAAGATTGTGAAGGTGGATTGACGCGCGCGGCTCTGTGTGGTGGTCTAGTGACTTGTGTTAGGTTAGGCTAAATTCTTACTGGTGGTTCTTGGTTACTGTTTTGAGGTACGCCTTTGAAAACTTCTTGCCCTTACGATTTCTCTCTCTCCTGAGAGAATGTCTGTGACGAGGATTTTTCATATGCGACTCCTGGAGGGAGCCGCGCGCGTATGAGCATAATACTCAATATTACCCAAAAGGTCAAGAAAGGACACTTGAATGAAAATTGCAACGGTTTCCATACCGGACGTTGTGTATGAAGCACTGAAAAAGAGATACTCAAAGACTCACTACTGCTATCCGTCGAACCGTGAACTCGGTGGGCAGGTGCTAGAGTGCCTTGTGCAAGTTCTGGAGATGGAAGGGGACCTCGGGCCAGACAGTATGCCTGACAACGTGGAGACATCCTCTGGGCACGCAGTTAAGGATATTCCAGAGAAGAGTGAGGAAGAGAAACCCCAGATGGTTCTCAAACCACTCGAGCTACCTGGTAATACATGGAGGGGCAAGGAGACGGCACCCTGGAAGTGCTTGAGGTGGTTAATAGGGGATGTGTATCCGAGAGATACAAACAACGTTTCATGGGACGTAAATAGCGTTGCCATAGGGCTGGAGTCAAACGGGGAAGAGGCATCCAGGGGGATGAGAAACCTACACAAGGCCGGGTGGGTTGTGGGGAACAGTGGGACATACCAACTTAGCTTCAGGGCTAAGGATTGGTTGAATAACAAGAGAAACCTGAGAAAACTTGTCACCCGAGGAATGTTTGAAGAGGGATTTTTCGATGTCGAGGAAGAACAATCTGGAGTATGAACGGGAATTAACTGATTGTGTGGACTGGTGGTGGGGCTCCCATTTCAGGGGTCCCACCTACCGGGAGATAGTTGAAGGAACCAGCATACAGTCAACGTCCACTGCCAGAAGGGTGGCGCACAGACTGTATGGAAAACCAAAAAAAGGTGGATCACGGTCCATAATCCCAGAATGGGTAGAGAATGCCATAAAAAAGGCATCTGAGGGGTAATTTATTTTGCCCGGAATGTATTCTAACAGGAAACAGAGTGTTTTTATGAGTAAACCAGTGTTCGATAGACCGGATTTATATCAGCAGTTACCCTGGAGAGATTGGGCCAGGGAGAACTTACCAACGGGGGGCGAGGGTATGGTCCTGGAAGACCTGGACCTCGTCGTGAGAAGATACGGAAGTCTTGCCAATGGGGACCCCCTGGGAAAAATATCCCTGGTTGAAATAAAGACCGGAGGCTCTGTCCTGGGTCGCTCTAAGGCAATGACGTTCGGGGTAATGGACGCCATACTGCGCAAGGGGGACCCAGATGGTGAACATTATGAGGGGTACTACATGCTTAGATGGAACCCCCCGTTCTACACCATAAATGACGATGTGGAACTAGACGAGGAGGGTCTACGGAGCTTCTTTCTCGGGGAGGATGGCGATTGGGAGCCAATGGATTTCTCAATTACCGTCTAAGAAGTCAGGCAAAAAAATAGGTCTCGGGAGATTCACCATCCCGAGACCTATTCCATATGAAAGGACACTGTTTAATCATGAGCGATGACAAACAGTGAGATTATCATAGCATGATTTTGCCAAATTGTCAATCAGTGCTGTACAGGGACCCTGAGTACCTCCCGTACGGATGGCAGTTAATGAAAAAGTGATTGTCTGGGTAACGGAACAACACAATCTTGATTTTCACCTTGAAATCCTCTGTCATGTAAGCCTTGCCAGTCTTCTTGTCCATTCTCTTCCAGTCCTCAAACACCCACACGCCATACTCTTTATCGTAGTACCTAAAATCCGGGGTCCACGTTATTTGCTGAAACTTTTTTCCTCTGTAGGAGAACTTCTCCTGAACGACCAGGGTCGGTTTCAGCTTTAGACCGGATATAATGCCAGTCTCCTGCCACTGCATCAAGACATAGTGACGGTCCTTCTCACCAGTTGAGTCATACTTCACCCCATCGACCTCTGTCCTGGCAGCATTGTGCTTGTGAGGACCATTCTGTTTCCCATTGGGAGACTTCGCGGCCAAAATTATAGAAGCCAATTCTGGGTAGTCTGTCAGGGCTTTTTCCCTGGTTTCAGTTGAAACGTTGCTAAACAACTGCATCTGCTCATGCTTGTTGAGGCCCATTGTTGTCTCCCTCCTGTGGAACATAAAGGTTCTTGTGAGACCCAGAGCCCTTTTTCAGCAGACCCTTTTTCACCATTTCCTGGATTCTGTCCCCGATGGTGGAGACGGGCATCTCCATCTCGTCGGCCACCTGTCTAATGGATGGAGTGGTTTGGGCGTCGAGATAGATTCTGATTATCTCATCGTACGCGTCAGGTTTGTCAAGTTTCTCCCTAACGGGTCTCAGTGCTCTTTCGTCCGTATCCCCACGATCCAACCTTCTGTATATCGTGGGGCTAGATATACCTAATTCCTTGGCCCATTTCGTTATGCTCTGCGTCCGTCCATCTTTCGTGAGTCTCCTCATTCGTCTTCCCATCCTTCCGGTGGCGCACTGAACTGGTGTCCCACCTTTTCCTGCGAGGCGCGCAGGCGTTCATCCGTCTGCTTTTCTAGGAGTGCGCTGTTTGTAAAGTATCTCTGCTCCTGCCGTACCCCACCCCAGTGTGTCTTGGCCTGTTCCTCCAGGTCCGTTCTCATCGCGGGGCCAATGTGCCGTAGGGCAACCTGCACGGTGCCCATCAGGTGTGCCACGTGTCGCTCCTGACTTCTGTCATGCAGAAACAGGATGAGAATCATGACTGCAACCAGGATGAATCCAATTGCCGTAATTATACCAGCAGTTTCTCCTAGAATCCAGTGGACGTATGCGACAATCCCAGCGAGGGTCACGATGATGACGACAATCAGGGCAGCTAGGTTGCCCAGAAACACAGCTTTGTACGACCAGGACTTGGTTACCCCCTCATCGACTTCTGGCATTCTTTGGATGTCATACTCCATGCTCATGGTTGTCCCTCCTGTACTTGTCTACCATTTCATTCACACGCTCTGTAAACTCTGCGTAGTTGTCTCCAGCGTGAGACCTGCCTAGAACAGATGACAGGGCCTTCATTGCCTTCACCTTGTGGCCAGACAGGTTTCCCAGACCATCGTCACACTCTCTGAAGACAGCCAGAACTCTTTCCGGTATTTCCACATCGTCAACCGATGTTCCTCCCCTAGAAAACCCTGGCCACTTCTCAACAATCCTCTGTATCTCCTTCTCCCTGTCCTCCACAAGGTACGAGAGAAACTCGCGCTCCTGTTCTCGTCCCTGGATAAAGAAGTGGCCCTCCCCGGAGAGGTAAGCCCCTTGGTCGAACCCAGGGCCTAAAATCATTGTTGACTGAGGGACACTCCCCGTTTTGCCAGAAATTCTGGTGGGGAAGGCGTCTCGCAGGTTGGTTGGCATATTGTCGTTTGATGGTTTCTGCGTTGCCATTATGACTGACACGCCAAAACCTCTACCCTTGTTTACAATCAGGGTTAACTCATGACGCAGTGACCGTACGTTCGGGTTAGAGTCATGGGTGCCCGTGTACCAGTCTGCCTCGTCTACAATTAGGACGGTTCTTTGGGAGAAATCCCCGTCCTTGCCTTTGAACAGATGCTCCTTTATCCATCTGATTTGTTTCATCATCTCCCCAGGGGTCTTCACCATAGTCCTCACGTGGGGGATACGCTCATACGGGGACAGGTGCTTCTCGTTCATGTCTGCCAGGATAAACTGGATGTCCTCTGGGGAGTTGTGCATGGCCAACTGTACGATGATGCCATCTAGTAGATTTGATTTCCCACTACCAGGAGCCCCACCTATTAGAAGAGAGAACTCGCTGTTTCCCCCAAGGTTCACAGAGACATCTTTTTCTGGGTACGATGCCGTTACCCCCAGGTTTGCCGTGTACGACCCGGGTGTGGGTGCGTCGGAGTATCTCAGGATGTCTGGATTTAGGCGTGGCACTATTATGGTGGCTGGCTGAGACACGAAGGTGACTTTTACTCTCTGTTCGCCTTGGTTCCCACGACCCCTATATATAATGTCTGCCATATGGTCCCTTAGTTTAAGGACATTCCTGGAGGTGACCCCATTCGCCAGCCACAGAGAGTATACCGTGTGGCGAGACAGCACGTTCCCTTTGCCAAACCGAATCCCCCACTCCTCTCTGTTTGACGCTTCTCGCAGGGCCAGAAGGTCTGCGTCCGTGACAACCTTCTTGGCTTTTTGGGTAACTGGTGGAGAGCTATCCGTGGGTGGCGCGGACGCGCGATGCACTGGCACCACGAAGTCCAATTCTCTGTTTTTTCTAGGGCTAGTTTTTTGGCTATTCATTATCCACACAAAAATCAGCGTTGTGACTGGCACGGCAATGACGGTAATAACCAATGGGTCTACCTGTGCCCCCACTGCCGTGAGGCCCATATACACAAGTAGACCCATTGCACCCGTCAGGGCAACATACAGGGTTGCCAGCCCCACAATTTTTCTGTTCGGCATACTGCCTCCTTTCTGTCCATGTGATTATCATACCGTACATTTGGGCGAATGTCAAATTTGGGATGTGCTATTATTGCCTATCGCATCCCTTACGGTATGGAAAACATCAAGGGCATCGGACAAACTCATCTCTTCGATATATGGATTGTCACAGTCGGAAAAATCCATGTCTTTGTATGGGGGGATGTACTCCACGCCCTTTTCGTCTAGCAGAACCTTCAGCATATTCTCTATTCTGGCCAGACTTGACTCGCTTTCCTTTTTTGGATGTGGATCTGTGTAGTAGTTGTACTTGTCCACCAATATCAGGATAAACACATCTGAGTCACTGGCCTTTGGATGAAATCTTCTAACCCTCTCTGCTACAACCTCAAACATTTCCACCAATTCTGGTGTGTTTAGGTTTACTGACGGTCTCATACTCATAACCCCTCCTATTTTTATCGTTTCGTGCAGCACTATGCAGCATTATAGCACGACGAGGCACCAAAAGCAAGGATTCGCCGGAAAAATGTGGATTTTTCCAGATTTTTCCGGAAAAATCCACATTTTTCCAGATTTTTCCAGATTTTTCCGGAAAAAATGTTTCCTGTAAGGATACTGATGTATTCCGTCAGTTGACATTAGGATGCGCATGTTGTATTAGTAGGCCCATGAGTATCTCTGACGGTATCTGGATGCCAGCGTTTCTGGAGTCATACATAGTAAAAGGAAACATTTACGAGGCATCCCTGGAGGCTGGGGTGAGTTCCAGTGTCGTCAGAAAGGCTATTCGAGACAACCCCCAGTTTAAGGAAGAATTCGATGATGCCCAATCCGACTTTGCCGACCGACTGGAGGGTGAAGCAGGGAGACGGGCATTATCGGACAGCGATATGCTCCTAGAAAAGATGCTGAAGGCACACAAACCTGATAAATACAAGGACGGCCAAATCATCAACAACGGAGAAATCAAGGCATTCATCGGGTTTACGCCAGATGACTGGGATGATGTTGAGATCGAAGTACAAGAAGAGGAATTTCTAATAGAGGAATAAATTATGAATCACAGAAACAAAGTCGCGTCGGCCATTTTGGTGTTAGCTGTGCTTGCCGTGGCATTTATCCTTGCGATTCCGTCTGACGGAACCAATCGGGCAAACGCCGCGCCACAGGCAATCGTAACCCCGGTCGCATCGGTTAATCTGCAAAGTGGGACAGCGCGCGTTTATGAGTTTTTTGACGCAGAGGTGCTGACTGCCGACAAGCGCACCTGTTTTGAGGCGTCTGCCTATGAAATCGTTGACTTCCAGCATGTGATTGATGTGGGGACGGTCAACACGACCACGTTGACAATCCAGCACACCAATGACCTTATTACCTTTGACAACGGTCCTGTGCCCGCGTCCGCGGTTGTGGCTGATGAGGATGCGCTGGTGCAGCACGCTGTTTTTGGACGATACACCTGTGTTAATGCCGATCTAACTATTACCAGTCCGATTACAATTACGGCGATTGGCGTATTCAAATAGGTGAATTCTTTTACGCCATTGGCGTGGCAAATTCCCCCACTTCGGGACAAGTCATCTACTGTTCTCTTGTCTGGTCCTGCTGGAGCAGGGCGCAGTATGTGCGCAGCCCAAAAGATGGATGCGTATCTCAGGAAGTATCCCGACGCAATGGGGGTCATGCTGCGCAAAAAGCGACAAAGTATGACAAACTCCACCGTTCTGATGTTCGAGAGAACGGTGGTGCAGGGCGACCCATTCATACGTCATTTCTCGTCCAAGCTTAGATTTGAGTATGCAAACGGTAGCATCCTGGCTTATGGAGGCATGGCCGATGAGGAGCAGAAAGAAGCGATTCGCTCCATCGGGCAAGCAGGGTCTATTGATATAGCCTGGATGGAAGAGGCAACCAGATTCCTCGAGAGCGATTACAACGAGATTCTGGGGCGCATGAGAGGGCAAGCAGCACCCTGGAGGCAGATTATTCTGTCTACAAATCCAGATGGCCCAATGCACTGGATTCGCAGGAGGCTGATACTAGGGGGAGAAGCCTCTGTGTACGAGGCAGGTCCCCTGGACAACCCATATAACCCAGACGACTATATAGAGTCTCTAAGAAAGCTAACAGGGGTTACGAGACTTCGTCTGCTAGAGGGGAAATGGGCTCAGTCCGAAGGCGTCATCTGGGACTGGAATGACAGTATTCACTCGGTGTCCAGACAAAAAATGCTGGACGCTACGGTTCGTGGCACAAAAACGCCAGCCACACTCTGGGACAACACCCATATCCTGCCCAACCCAGAAGTCACAACAATCACGGCAGTGGGTGTTGACTGGGGATACACCAGCAGGGGGACGATGATGGTCTCCTCTATGGATGTAAAACGCGATGTGCGCGTCTTGCACGAGGTGTCCAAGACTCAGAGAACCATAGAGTGGTGGATTGAAAAGGCTAGGGAGTTGTCGGCCATATATCACCCAGACATCTTTGTCTGTGACCCTGCCAGGCCAGAGTTTCTACAGCAATTTGTTGAAGCAGGACTACCTGCTGTGCCAGCAAACAACGACGTGTTATATGGCATCGAAAGGGTGTCTGAGAAACTCGAACTCGATGACGACGGGAGACCCTCTCTGACGATTTATTCTGGATGTCTCGAAGAACCAGATGAGGTCTGCGAGGAAAAGGGGTTGCCCAGTGGAATCATAGAGGAAATCCCCGGATACGTGTGGGCAGAGAATAAAGACGGTGTGCAAGAGAAACCAAAAAAGATACACGATCACTCGTGTGATACTCTAAGATACTCTGTCACATTTTTGAACGATTGTGACGGAATGGGAATGGATTATGCCTGATAAATTACAAGAGGTTATGTCAGGCGCGCCCTGGGAAACGGAGACGGATGCCGACAGCAGTGGGATGAGTCATCGCGTCGCCTTTCTGCTCCCGGGCAGCGTATCTGGTATTCCCCCGTACTGGAGTGCGCACCGTGACTCCGCGCTAAGAAAACTGGCGTTTGACGCCGATGTACTCAAAATATCCATCGTCACATTTACGAGCAAGCTGTTGTCTGTCCCTCTCACCATTGAAGCAGATGACAGAAGTGTCTCCAGAATGGTCAAGATGGCCGAGGAGATGCGAGTCTCCCTCATGAGAAACTCTGGCATGATGGGTGGACTGAGGAATGAGCTACAGAAATTTGTGCAGGACTATTTAACCCAGGATAACGGTGCATTTATGCTTGTCCTGGGCCAGGGGAACAAGGACGGGCCTATTGTTGGGAGACCATATGGCCTAGCACACATGCAAAGTGCCCTCTGCATGAGGACTAGTTCCCCTGAATACCCCATTGTATACACCCACACCGATATGCAGCAGTACCCCATACACCATACGCGCCTTGTCCATATGACGAAGCTGCCAAACCCCGACCCTGAACTTAACGGTGTGGGCTTTTGTCCGGTCTCTTCGTGTCTGGAGTCTGCCAGAGAGCAGAAGGCGATTTCTAGCTACCTAGAGGAGAAGCTAGGGAGTAAGCCAGCGCGCCAGATACTCTACGTGGAAACCGGGGCGACAGTGGACCAAATCGAGTCGGCTGTGGGTGCCCACCATGTGAAGCTTTCTGCATCTGGTAACGATTATTTCTCAAAGACCCTCTTGCTGGCACCCAAGATGGCCGCGTCCAGTCTGAAGCTGAACAAAATAGACCTGGCAGGAACACCGGACGGGTTCAATCGCACGGAAACATATCTGATAGATATGTCCGTGGTTGCTTCAGCGTTTGGCCTTGACTTGCGAGACCTGAACATCGCCTTTGGCTTACAGGGAGCCACCAAGGGCGACGCGGAGACGATGGATCGCAAGCTGAAAACAAAAGGATTGAAAGAGTTTACAGACGACCTGGCAGAGCAACTCACTGAGAAATACTGCCCTGAAGGGTTGTCTGCCACCTTTGACTCACTGGACGATTCGCAGGATGAGGCCACGGCACGAATCCATGCTATGCGCGCCACCGCGCGCAGCAGGGATGTGGCCAGTGGTCTAACTGACACACGAACCCAGCGCATGATGATGATGCGTAAGGGTGAGATTACAAAATTCGAATTTGAAACACTCGAGCTTTCCGATGGGCGAACCCCGGACGGGGACGATGTCTATTCGTTGTTTTACTCCAGTGACCCCATGATTGAACTGTTGCTCAAAGAAGTCACACGTCCGGTAAGGATGACATCCGAAAACGCCGATGTCGTTCTTGAAGAGACAACAGATGCTCTGGAGAGAGCGTACACGGCTTTGAATGCGATACAGGGCGAGAAGAGACGATGGCGCATACGACTCTCTATTGCTGCGCTTGAGAAACTCAGGGTGGAGTCCGAGTCGCTTGTAGAGGTGGCTGCATTGGAGGAGTCTCTTCAGGAGGAAAACCCCCTGGAGGGAACGAATGATCAGGCTGAAGCCTCGGCACAGCCACAGGGAAATGTATAAATGGTCAACATAGATAAAGTAAAAGAAATGAGTGAGGTTGGGCAGACCAACCATGTGGCATCAAAAGAGGAGTTGCGTGATGGCTCGTATGTGCGCACGGCAAAGGGGGTAACCCCTGTCGTTCGTGGCGTCATCACAAAGTCCGGTTCTGATGGCCGATACCATGTTCGGGAGTACGAAGAGGGGGACGACGGGTATTGGGCACCAATTGGTGCCACCAGTGAGGTGCCCACCAAGGATGCGATTCCGTGGATGAAAATGAGCCAAGAAACGCAGAAGCATTGGAGACCATCACCCCCCTGGGGCATTTCCTCATTTGAGGATTACGACATGTGGCTTGAGGCGCGCGAAAAGTCGCAGATTATCCAGGACGACACACAGGCATTTGTAACAATGATTGGTAGTGTCATGAGTGGAGATTCTGATGACAAGGCCAATGCCATTCGGTCTCTGTCGGATGAATACGTCATGCGTATCTCAGAGGGGAATCCCGGGTCGGACAGCAAGGCTTCCAAAACGGATTCGGGTGTCACATTTAAAAAGAGCGATTATCTGTACACTCCATCCAATGACCCTTCTGACTGGAAATTGCGCATTGCAGAGGGCAAGAGTGGGAATGTGACCGTTGCCCAGTTGGGCCGCGTGGTCTCTGCGCTGTCTGAGGCAGGTCTGAGAGGCAACAAAACCCCCATACCCTCCGGTGACATACCGAAGGCAAAAGCGAGGCTCAGAGGGCTCTACAGGAAGCTGGGCAAAAGCCCACCAGACACCCTGAAGTCACATGCTAGTTTCATCCTGAACAAACAGAAGGATGGCCGAGTACGATTCCTAGGGATTTACTCCAACAACTACCGTGACAGAGACGGGGACATAATTAGTGAAAAGGCTCATAGAGCTTTTGAATTTTTGTGCAAGGAAGGCGTGACGCCATATCCGGAACTATGGGCATGGCACGTTTCTGGCTCAAGAATCGGGGCGTGCGACTGGGTATCGTACGCAGATGGGTTCCAGATGTGTTCTGGGCTCATAGACGAAGGGCAAGAAGCAAAAGCCAACAAGTTGGCAGAAATGGTAGACCTGGGCATGAGCCACGGGATGCCGAGACGATATATCCGTCGCGACTCGACGGATGAAAGCGTGATTGACTTTGCAATCACGTCAGAGGTGAGCGTGCTGCCAGTTAGCAAGGCAGCGAACCTTTTGACGGGATTCATAATTGAGGAGAACGATATGGCTCTAAGTGATGGCCAAAAGTCCTTCCTTGCCGAATTGGGCTTTGATCCTGCCGCGATTGAATCGACTATCGCGGATAAGGCAGCAGAAGGCGAAGAACTGGACCGGAAATCGGAAGATGAGGAAACCCAAGAGGGAGCCTCCACCACCGATGCCGAGTCCAAGGACGAGACCCCAGAGAACAAGAAGGAAGAGGGGGTCCGAGAGGATGTAATCAAAGAGGTGGGTGAGACACTCGCGCCCATCTTGAAGGCGTACGCAGACAGAATTGAACTCCTGGAGAAAGAACTAAAAAGCCAGGAGGCAGAAAAGGCTTTGGTTGAAACACCGCGCGCTAGCCTAGCAGACATTCTGGCTGGTCACGTTGTGAACCAGCCCACCACGGTGGGTGAAAGTAAATCGCTGAAAGGTCCCAAAGAGACCGAGGAAAAAGAGTCAGCCAGCAGCACTGGCCTTGGCTCCTTCCTGGATGGCCTGGTGGCCGCGTCAGGAGGTATCTAATGAATAATCTTGCAATTCTCGCGGCCCTGGCCGAAAACGCTGAAGGCGATGTCCAGAAGGCTGCAATCCTGGACGCGTTCACCAAGTCCGGTATGCTAAACAAGGCACCTGCCACGGTGACTGACGCTACGCTTCTGGCGCAGCCAACTGGCATGTTTGCCGTTCACAATATGGAAACCGATGTTCTCGGGATTCACACGACCCCCCAGGGAATTGGCGCTGTAATGCCAGCCATCCCAAATAACACAACCGACCCGCGCTACGGCGTATGGACGGGTTTTGGGGACGATGTGGGCTCTGAGCCAGTGGACCCATGTGGTGACGCGCCGACTGGCGTGAGCACCTCTGCTGTACTCACGGCCACCTTTGGCCATGTGACTCGCGACACAAAAACCGTAGAAATTCAGGGTTTGGTGGAGCAGATCCGTGGTGGAAACAGTGACCTGAATCTGATTTCGTCCATTTACGGACAAACCCCCATGAGTCCGACCACGAACGTCAATGGTGTGCTGAACATGGTTGTGCAGCACGAGATGGCCTCTGTGGGTGTTCGCATGGAACGCAAGCTGGCCAAAATGCTGTGGAATGGCAATCCTGCCAACAACACGGCCAATGGTGGCTACAAAGAGTTCGACGGTCTGGATCGCCTGATTAAAACTGGCTATGTAGACGCCGAAACAGCAGGTGCAGTACCAAGCATCGACTCCACCATTGTGGACTTTGCCTTTGAGCCTGTAGACAGCACCACGACAGACATTGTGGCGACTCTTGCTCGTACTGAGCACTACCTGTACACGATGGCCAACCGAACTGGCATGGCTCCCGTCACGTGGAGAATCGCCATGCGTGCCGACCTGTGGCACCACCTGACTGCCGTGTGGCCATGTCGCTATCTGACCGATAACTGCCGCGCCACGAACGACAACGACGGTCAAACGCCCGTTGTCCTGAATGACAGCAGCCAGACCGACATGCGAGACGCCATGCGCGAGGGCATGTACCTGCCTCTGAATGGCCGTCGCTACAGCGTGGTCTTGGATGACGGGATGACCGAGTTGACCAATTCGGACGACCCTGTGAACCTGCCCAACGCAGACGACTATTCGTCCAGCATCGCATTCCTGCCCATGACCGTTCGGGGGAACTTCCCGAGCCTATACTGGCAGTACATGAACTTCACTGGCATTAACGAGCAGTTGGCCGGTATGCCTGGTCGAGATAAGGTCAACTTCTGGACTGACCAAGGCAAGTTTATGTGGGCGATTGAGAACCTGAACTTCTGCTTCAAGCTGAAGGCTTCAGTAACACCGCGCGCTATCTTGCGTACTCCGTGGTTGGCCGCGCGTATTGACGATATTAAGTACAGCACCACACTACACACAGTGACACCGTTCCCTGGTGACGCTGGGTTCCGTGGCAACGACGGCGTGAGTTCACGCTAGTCATGGGTTGTAGAAGCTGTGGTGGATCGGGGGTGCCTGCACCTAGAGCAGGCACCCCTGTCTCCAGGAGGTCACTTATTATGGAAAATCTTGTAAAAGTAAAATTGAACGACGGGAACGCTGGCAGACACTCAGTTATCCTGTCCAGTCCCACTGGCCCGGTGTCTTACGGGCACAGAAAGAATGGCGAGGTGTTCTTCGTACAAGAACAGCACGCTAAAAGCCATATGTTTATTGTCATGGAAGACCAGGGCGCTCCTCCAGTAGAAAAGAAGGCTCCCGAAAAGCCCGTAGAGTCCCTAGAGGACATACGGTCCTCTCTGGAGACTCCAGAGGTGCAACCGCGCGTGGAGGACCCCACCCTGGATGACCTAAATCTTCAGGAGCGCCATGTAAATGTCCTCCGCGATAATGGATACACGGAGGTCAGACAGGTTGCTCTTGCCAGCGTGGATGACCTGGTAAAGATTAAGGGATTCGGTAAAGTCATGGCCGGGAAGGTTAAGGAAATGGCCAATGGTCTCCTTGCTGGTTAATGCTGCCGTTGCTGGAGCATCGGGGTTTAGCCTGTCGATGATACTGACGCTGACAGATGGCCCGTACGATGTGTTCGAGACTCTCAGGTACATTGTTGGCCTGAGATATGACGAGTATTCTGAAATAGTGGTGGACCCGGAACTTACTGGGTTGAGGCGTGAGATTGCAAAGGCATACCACTGCATTCTGTGCAACATGGTGTGGACATCGGGAATTAGTTTCGCCCTTCTGTATGTCCCCTGGGTAAACATCGCGGTGGCTGTGTTTGCTGCCTCTGGGTTTGCCTACGTCATGTTTGGAATGCTTTCCGACGCAGGAAAATAATGATTGTCAAGACGATTTTGCCACTAGAGACATACGCCAGACACATGGGGATGTCCCCTGCCCATTTTTGGGGCTGCAATGCGAACACGCTTCACTACGACACACCAAGTGTGGTGTGCAACGAGGTGTGGTCAGAGTACGGTTGGCAAGGTGACTACATGGTAGGGAGACATGAACTCTCTCTGGAGATACAAAGGGCCGAGAAAGAGGTCCAGGAGTATCTCGGACACCCCATAGGACCCATGTATCTGAGGGAAGAACACGCAAGCAACATTTATCGCCATAGTCCCATCATTAACCAGTTCCCACTCTCTCTTAGAAACAGAGAGGTGATAGGGGCTGGCAAAAGGAAGAAAACCCTCGTTGAAGCTGGTGCGTCCGTCTCATTTGGCGACGCAGACGGAGACTCCTTCAGCGAGGAAGGCACCGTGGTGGTCACCGGATTCACGTTTGACCCCCAGAAGGTGCGTGTGTATCACCCAGGAACAGACATAGAAGTAAGGCCACTGTCCAGCGTGACGGTGGATGGTCCGGGCACAACAGCCACTATCAAGATGAAAAAGTGGCTGCTGGTAAAACCGGATATATACGAATATGGCATCAGTGCTGCCATAGAACTGACTGATGACTCAAACTTCAGCGTCACTGTCGATGTGTACCTGGAGGAGTTGGACTCCACGGAAACTAGCTGCCAGATGACGTGGGGAATGGACCCAACCAGTTGTGCTGTCCTTCCAGAGCCCAGGGTCGAATTGGGTAGAGCATACGTTCACTCCCCCCAACACGGATACGCTGTAGCGTCTGCTGCCTCCTATGATGCTGGTACGCAGATATGGACAGCCGGGACGGTGCCATACAGTGACCCAGACAGTACGGTTGTCTGGTACATGGCAGGGGCTAGAACGGACGACTACAAGGACGGGCTGTCGATAGACCCCATTCACCCGTATCTGGCAAAAGCTGTCACCTACCTGGCCACTGCCAGACTGCCAGATTTCCCGTGTGGCTGTGAGTCTGTGAACAAGTTCTACAAATACCTGACGACGGACACGGCAAGAGTGGAGGGCAGTAGGGGGAGCGCGTTTTACAACACGGTTCTTCTCGAGTCATACAATGCCATAGCTGGCTTTGGCAGCAAGCAGGGTGAGCTTGAGGCAGCAAGGTTACTCTCCATAGTCTCTAGTCACACCATGAACGGGGGATCTATCTAATGGCAAACGTAAGCGAAATCTGGACCGATAGCATTGATACCGCGGGAATCAGTCGCCGGGTCAATTTCCGCGCCAAACTGATAGACGAACTGGGCGCAATCACATGGCACTATTTTGGCACGACTGAGGGCGACATTCCTGCGCCCAATGGTGAGACGGTAGTTGAGCATAATTTTGTGCAGTTTCCTGCCGATTTTTCGGAACTGGGCGAGGATGAAAACGCGACGCTGTACGAGTTGGGCTTGCGGGCAGGCTTACGACGCGAGGGGCTAGAATAGTATGGCTGTGTACTATGTCGGCAGTGGTGGCAATGACACAAACGATGGTCTTTCGTGGGCCAATCGGTTTTTGACGCTGAATGGCGCGGAGGACGAGCCGGTGGCTGCTGGCGATACTGTTTATGTTGCGCCGGGCGTCTATCGCGAGACGCTGACATGCGATGTCGCTGGCACATCTGGCAACCCCATCACCTATATAGGCGATGTCACTGGCGACAACACAGACGGCGTGGGGGGTACGGTGCGCATTACTGGCAGCGACAATGACCAGACAGAAACGCGGTCGAATTGCATAGTGTGCAATCGTGACTATCGCACATTTCGCGGCTTGGCGATGGACGCGGGGACCAGCTACATCATTACTTCATCTGCTCCTACATCACTAATCATAGAAGATTGTTCGATTGTAACGAGGCAGGGCGGGAACACTGCGGGCATATTTATTAGTGGCACGAGTGACGGAACTATAATTCGACGCTGCTTTTTTCATTGTCTGAGAGACGCTGGAATATATTTTTATCGTTCATCAGACCACACAACGGCGAATGCAACCGTCGAAAATTGCGTATTTATCGGTGGGGGGCGTACAAATGTCGGCAGTGTATCATCATATTATGTAGGTGGCATTACAATAAAAAATTGCACGATTACGGGATCGAACCTGGGCATAGAAACAGCCGTTAGCATGACCGGGGTTGTCACCGTCAACAATTGCATAATTGCAGGTTGCAATACGGGCCTGAAGGCGTCCGCGTCTGGCGATCTGGTTGAAGATTACAATGCAGTTTACGGGAATGGCACCGACAGATCGAACGTGACCGCAGGAACCAACAGCGTAAGTTATCCCGCGCTATATGATGCTCCTATTCTGATGGATGGTATAGAGTACGGCGCGGCATTCAGCGCCAAACTGTCGGAATGGTCACAGATTGCGCGCATTGCTGGCACTGGCGAAGCGACCGACGATTTTTATGGCATAACGCGCCCAACCACCAGCGCCAAAAAATCGTGGGGCGCTATTCAGTACCAGCCGAGTGAGCGCGAAACCACGACCACGCAGGGCAGCAGTACGGCCAGCATTAAATTAGCCGATGCCGGGGCTCATCAGATATTCGTACCGACAACCAACGCGAGCACGACAATCACGGTCTACTGCTATCGTGAGACAAATTACGCCGGGACGCTGCCTACAATGGTCATCAAGCAGCCGGGCGTGGCCGACCGCACGACCACGGACACCGGCAGCGTTAGTACGTGGAATCAACTATCTGACACGTTTACTCCCGCGGCTGACCCCCCTTACTGCGTAGTGGAGTTGCAATCACTAAACACCGCGACATCGGGCAGCTATGCAGCATTTTTTGACACGTTGGAGGTCGCCTAATGACAACGTACTATGTCGGCAGTGGTGGCAACGACACAAACGATGGCTTGTCCTGGGCTAATCGATTCCTGACGCTCAACGGCGCGGAGGACGAGCCGGTGGCTGCTGGCGACACTGTTTATGTCGGACCGGGGGTCTATCGCGAAGCATTGACATGCGATGTCGCTGGCACATCTGGCAACCCCATCACCTACATAGGCGATGTCACTGGCGACAACACCGACGGCGTGGGGGGTGTAGTGCGCATCACGGGTAGCGACAACGACACGACCGCGACGCGTGGGAATTGTATTATTTGCACATCTGGCGCTGGTCGCGACTTTCGCACTTTCCGCGGCTTTACTATGGATATGTGTACATCATACCTATTCAATGCGACCAATGGACAGGATGACATCATCATAGAGGATTGCGTTTTTCACGCAGTAGATGTAAATACTCAAACTGTTTTTATTGGTGGGACAGGCACCAATCTGATTATTCGACGGTGCGTTTTTTATGGGGGGCGCGAGGCGTGCATCTACCTGTATCATGGTAGCGACCATGCGACAGCGAACTATCTGATCGAAAACTGCATATTTTTTGGGCCGGGACGGTATAACACGGCCTGTATTACGGCCAATCTGATAGGTGATACGCTCATAAAAAACTGCACGTTGATCGGGGGCTATTTGGGCGTCGAAGTGACCGGCGCGCTGAGTGATACCGTTACCGTCAATAATTGCACAATTATAGGCCAAAATACGGGCCTAACGGCTGCCAACAGTGGCGACTTGACAGAGGATTACAACAATATATACGCAGTTGGCACAGCGCGCACAAACGTGACGACAGGTACAAACTCAAACACATACCCCGCGCTATTTGAGCCACCCATACAGCTAGATGGTATCGAGTTTGGTGCGCCATTCACAGGCAAACTGTCGGAATGGTCACAGATTGCGCGCATTGCCGGGACTACTGAGGCAGCAGATGACATATATGGCATAACGCGCCCAACCACCAGCGCCAAGAAATCATGGGGCGCTGTGCAGTACCAACCCAGTGAGCGCGAAACCACGACCACGCAGGGGGGTAGCACGGCCAGCATTAAACTAGCTGATGCTGGCAGTCAGCAGTTATTTGTTGAACATGGTGGCTCTAGTATAACGATCTCAGTATACTGTTACCGCGAAACCAACTATGCTGGTACTAATCCGCGCATGGTAATAAAGCAGCCCGGACAATCAGACCGTACGACCACAGACGTGGGCAGTGCGTCAACGTGGAATCAACTATCTGACACATTTACGCCCGCGGCGAATCCACCGTATGTAGTGGTGGAGCTACAAAGCCTTAACACAGCAACCAGTGGCAGTTATGCTACATTTTTTGATACGGTGGCAGCAGCATAATGTTCGACAAATGGGTATCAAACCGAATCACCCGAACTGTCGTAGCCAGCACTGGCTCAACAGGGGACTTGGACCGATGGATTACCAATCGGTCGTTTTCGGTTTGGGTAGTAGATGCTGCACCCCCGGGTGGTACTACTACATTTGACGATTGGATCACCAATCGAGAAACCTTTGATGTAGCAAAGCCTGCCAGTGGGTCAACTGGCGATTTTGATACCTGGATCACCAGCCGTTTGGCATTCCCAGTCTTTATGGAAGCAGCGTCGGAGGGTGGCGCTGGGGTATCAGGAACACTTACAAAGACTCTGGGTGACGCCACCCTCTCTAGTACGGGAGAGGTGGATGTGGATGGCACAACGAGTGCCACCCTGGGCTCCCTGACCCTTAGTGGTATAGGTGAAGTGGATGTGGTTGCAACATCCACAAACACACTGGGGGATGTCACCCTATCATCTACTGGCGTTTCTCTTGTCGATGCTACACTGTCGGTCACCCTGGAGGATGCCAGCGTATCGTCCCTGGCAGTTGCCCTGGTAACGGGCCAACTATCAAAAATTCTGGACGATACAACCCTCTCCAGCACTGGAGAGGTGGACGTAGACGGTGTAACGAGTGCCACTCTAGCAGACCTAACCCTCTCCAGCACTGGAGAGGTGGATGTAGACGGCACAACGAGCGTCACTCTAGCAGACTTGACCCTCTCTGGCACAGGGGAGGTAGACGTAGATGGCACAACGAGCGCCACCCTAGCAGATGTGACCCTTTCGTCAAGTGGAACGGTAGACGGAGGTGTCTCCGGGACACTCACACAGACCTTGGGTGATGCCACCCTGGTGTCAGCGTCAACGGTCCTGGTGGATGGTGCAGCAGCAGTTACGTTGGCCGATACATCCCTTTCATCTGCTGCCAGCATAACGGTTTTGGGTCAGACATCAGCGACGTTAGCTGATGTCACCTTGGCGTCAGCAGCAGCCGTCCTGGTGGATGGCCAAACAAGCACCACACTTGACGATGTGACCCTTTCGTCAAGTGGAACGATAGGGGTGTCTGGGACACTCGCGCAGACTCTCGAAGATGCTTCTTTGGTGTCTGCTTCAGAAGTCGTTGTCTCTGGTCAGGTCTCTTCAACGTTAGGGGATGCAACACTGGTTTCTGCTGGTGCTGCCCCGGTAGACGCGACCCTGTCTGTGACACTCGAGGACGTTTCACTGTCGTCTAATGGTGGATCTGGCTCGTTTGGAATCTTGGATTCGACCCTGGATGATGTTGCCCTATCGTCTGCATCATCGGTCGATGTGTCAGCAACAGCGAGTCCCACCCTAGAAGATGCTACGGTAGCATCCACTGGTGCTGTTCTAGTAGACGCTTCCCTGTCTAGCACGCTGGGTGATGCAACAGCATCATCTGCTGCCAGCGTGCTAGTAAGTGGCTCATCTGGCCCAACGCTTGACGACGTGACACTGGTGTCTTCTGGTGGTGGAGGGTCTGTCTCTGGCGCGGTATCTGCAACGTTGGGGGATGTGTCCACAGCGTCCACAGCCAGCGTCTTTGTGGTTGGCGCGGTATCTACGACGCTGGGGGATGTAACTCTAGTGTCCACGGCCAACGTTCTGGTAGTTGGCACCGTATCTGCAACGCTAGGGGATGTGACCCTGGTGTCGAGTGACCAGCCCGGAAGCACGGGGACACTTGGTGTAACGCTAGGGGATGTTATTTTATCTGGTACAGCAACCATTGAAACCAGTCTGGTTGTGATGGTTGCACTCGGTATTATCCACAAATCTCGGGGTGGACAGGTGTCCAATGACGTGCTGAGTGGATCAGTCGATTTATAAGTGAGGAAAAAATGGCAATACAGCTATCTGTAGGCGTCAGAGACGCCAGATTGGACCAAATAGAAACAACGGTAGGGGTGTCAGCCATCCTGCGAATCCGAACTGGCGCAGCGCCAGTAGATTGCGCGACGGCAGACAGTGGAACGGTTTTGGCCACGTGTAATCTTCCGAGTGACTGGATGGCCGCGGCTTCCAGTGGAACAAAAGCAAAAACCGGGACATGGGAAGACACGTCGGCAGATGCCACGGGCACCGCGGCGCATTTTCGTATCTACAACAACGGTGACACAGCCTGCCATATGCAGGGGACCATCACTGCCACCTCTGGTGGTGGAGACATGGAGTTAGATAACACGTCTCTGGCCACGGGCCAGCAGTTCACCGTGACCACATTTACCTTGACAGACGGGAATGCCTAATCATGGCAGTAACGATTGTGACTGGGGACGATTCTGTTCTCAAAGTTCAACTTGAGTTGGACGGGTCATCGTTCCTGATACCTGGAAACGCCATCGTACGTGCTGCTCTGCGTCAGGATGCCAGACTCTTGACGCAGCCAGTTGCGTGCGCGTCGGGAGACCCTGGCGCGGACTGGCCCAACAGTTTGGTGTCGGTTGTGCTTCCAAGGAATACGACGTGGATGGTAACCCCGTTGTCAAGGCCAGTCTCAATTGAGGTTGAAGTCGATGATAGTGGTGATAGAACAACGTGGGTTATTGAAAACGAAATAACCGTGATTAAGGGACTAATAGAGTAGGAGTAAATTATGCCAGCTTTGTCTCCAACAGAACGAGCGTTCTCCGGTGATTTGACGGGGCAAGTAACCGTCACAACGGCAGGAACCCCTGTGAGTGGCCCAGAGGCTACTGGGGTTGCTCGGTTTTTGATAAAAGCACACCCGGATAATACGGGTGTCATGTGGGTGATAGGCCAGAGTGCAACAGATGGGTATCCACTGGGTTTGGGGCAAAGCTATCCGACTCCCCAGTGCTCATTGGAATCCTACAAATTCGATGCTGACGTATCTGGAGAGAAAATATGCTGGGCAGTCATAGAGTAACAGACTATGCCCTGTTGGACCCTGGGATTGGCGTGGGTGTCACGGGGGAGGCGATTTCATCGTTGTTCCTGCCAACAACCATTGACAATCTCTCCCTGTGGTTGGACGCGTCCGACACGTCTACCATTGCTCTTGCTGATGCTACACATGTCAGTCAGTGGACCGACAAGAGCAGCAATGCACACGCGTTCACACAGGGTGTGACGGCCAATCAGCCTCAGTCCACACTGGTTACCAAAAATAGCCTGAACACCATTGACTGGGGTGGCAATGACGAGTTTGTAGGCCCTGAGATTGATTTCTATGCAGCCGGTTTGACTGTTTTCGTCGTGTGCAAGGCTGACACGGACAGTATTGACCAGATGCTTCTCAGTCAGCACGATAGCAGTACCAATGGCACGTTTTTCTGCGCTATTCGTTCGACTGGTAACGTGCAGTTTACGACAATAACGACCACCAGGGTGGACCACACAGAGACACCGAATGAGCCTTTGACTGGGTGGAACATATTCTCCTTCAGGTACAACGGGACAGACCAGATCATCAGGCAGAACGGCATTCAACTGGGCGCAGCCGTTGCGCATACTGGCGCGCTAAAAGATGCTGATGCGTTGTCAAACGTGGGTGATTTCGATTTCGTCGGTCTGGACTGGTTGTTTAACGGTCAGCATGGCGAAATCCTTGCGTACCGCGCTGGGCTCACTGACAGCGAGATGGAGCAAGCAGAGGACTATCTGTCCAAAAAGTGGGACATTGGACTAAATCGCCCAATGCAACTTTCGAGTGGACTTGACTGGTCTCTGGTCATTCTGCCTGATACACAATTCTACAGTCAGGATTATCCCGTCACATTTACTGACCAGACAGATTGGATAGTCTCAAATCAGAGCAAATACAAAATCGGTGCTGTGCTGCACGTTGGGGATGTGGTTGACGATGATGTGTCTGGCCAGTGGGATAATGGTGTGGCTGGCATGGCGACACTGGCGACAAATAACATTCCCCACTTGATTTCTGTAGGGAACCATGACTACGACAACATGAGTGGTAGTCCACCAGTACGCAGCGATGTGACGGAATTTAATACGCGATTCCCACAGTCGAGGTATACGTCTGAAACCTGGTGGAACGGTGGGTTCTACGAGGGTGGACGCAGCGAAAACGCATACTACACAGCGCGTCTAGGTGGCAAAGACTATCTGTTCATGACCCTGGAGTATGGGCCGCGCGATGCTGTCCTGTCATGGGCCGCGGGCATAATTGACACCTATCCAAACCACCTGACTGTCATCGCTACACATGCTTATATGTATACCGATGACACACGGCATGGTGATTCAGGCCACCTGTACCTGCCAGAAAACGAGTTTGATACAGGCTCCGAGTCCACGACGATTAACAATGGTCGTCAGATATACAACAAGATTTTACTGACCCGTGAAAACGTGAAAATGGTGCATGGTGGTCACGTGCTGTCTCCCGGGGTTGGGTCCCTGGACGACACGCGTGACGGTGGGAATGTAGTCCATCAGTACCTAGCCAACTACCAAGACAGAGCAGAAGGTGGTGAGGGCTATCTACGAATCTATCAAATGATGCGTAGTGTCGGGGAGATACGTGTGTATACGTATAGTCCGACAGAGGATGCGTACTTGGTGACGGCTGCACAAAGGTTTACCAGCGCAACATCATACGATATTGGCAGCATCGCAAACCAGGTGTCAATGGAAACCGATAAAAATGGTACATTTGACCCCACATTTGTACTAAGCAGTGGAACGGCCAACGCGTATTTTGAGGATGGCGAGATTCAGACCAACAACAGCCCGAGCAAGGTGCTTGATGGGTCTAGTCAAACCGTGGTGGTGGAGTTTCCGACTGCTGCCAGCGTGACAGATTTCAATGCTCCTGACCAGGGCCTTACAGCCTTACCGGACTTGACGGCACTAACTAGCCTGGAGGAGATACGCCTACACACCAATGCTTCTATGACTGGCGACATATCCGTACTGAGTGCGCTGACCAGTCTAACGTATATGCACTTTGGTGGTTCTGGCGTGTCAGGAGATGGACAAGATATAGGCACGTTGACTGGGTTGAGTATTGTATATATAAATGCGACAAGCGTGAGTGCTGATATTTCAGAGTGGACAAGCCTGACAGCTATATATGTAATCAACACATCGACTAACACAAATGTATCGTACGGTACTGGTGGTGCTGCTGGGCTGTGGGTGGACGCGACACAAATGCGATTTCACGGTTGTAGTTGGACAACAACCGAAGTAGACCAGGTCTGCGATGATATATGGGCAGCTAGAGATAACTACAATAACGCCATTACTCTTAGCCTGGAAGGGAGCAACGCATCTCCATCTGCTGCGCAACAGGCAAACCTGGAAACGCTGAAGTTGCCTCCATACAGTTGGACGATAACGTACAATGTGTAAAACGAGATGGACCGGGAACAGATAGTTGAGGCTTTACTAGATGCCTTTAATAAGGCAGAAATGGTGCGTGTTGTGCGTACACATCTTGACGAAGACCTAGGCGATATAGTAGGGGGAGAAAGCTTTACTGAGGTGGTAGGCAACCTAGTCTCTTGGGCACAGAGGAGAAACAAGTTATCTGCCCTGGTTCTAGGCTCGTTTTCAGAGAACCCAGGAAATCAACACCTAAAGAACCTAGTTTTATCCAATCACTGGAAAGAGAGTGGGGGTTACAGGAACAGGATAACTATAGACTCCAGTGAGGGTGATAACTTGAATGGCAAAGAGTTACTAGAAATATACAAGAAGCTTGCATATCTCCAGGTTACCCTGGAGCAGGTGGATAGCAGAATGGGTCGCGTGGAAGCAGAGTTGAAGATTAGAAAATACCCCGATGGAAACAGGGGGACACGATATACTGAGCACATATTTTACCTGATTTTTCTAAGTCTTTTCTTGGGTCTTCTCATAGTCGGTCTGCAAGTCACGGGTGGGATATAACATGGCACATTTGAAAATATCGGCCATACGTGTGTCCGTGATGATGCTGGCCTTTATCGGGGTACTCAGTGCCAGCCCGGAAGCACTTTGGAAATTCAGAATCTTTATTTATCCAATATCTGCCGCGGGTGGAGTGTGTCTGTGCGCCCTTCTTCTCTACAGGTTCGCAAAGATTCGCCACGACCCAATGTCCATCCTGTTCTCCGAGATGGGACTGTATATAGGGGCGATAATGACCCTCTTGCACATGGCAAACATATCTTCCGTGTCTTCCAGTGATGGGTTCACGTTCGGCAATGAGCTTATCTCTCTCATCACAGCCACGAGGATGATGATCTCTGGTCTTATGGTGCATATCTTGATATACACTATGTGGCGAACATTTAGGGTGGGAGTGTAGTTACAATGAGGAATGGAGATGCCCTGTACTGGGTCATGATAGCCTTTGTGGTGATAGTCATGCTGCTCCTGTGGTAAGGCAAGGTTAAGCTGATTATTTGCAATAGGTTCTCATTTCTATAAATAATCAGAACCTATTTTGGGGGGTTTGTACAGCTTTTGCGCAGACCCCAATTAAGAAACCGTAATGTAGAAAGGGTCTGTATGCCAAGTAAAACTGGGTGGTCAAAGATAGGTGTTGACGAACGAGAAGCGATGGTAGCCCGCGAGATACTCAGGCTGTCTAGTGATGGGCATATGCCATCTACGTCCCACTTTGATGCCCACAGGTCCCATCCCATTCCCAGCGCGTCGTACATCTTAAAAACAATGTGTAGCTGGAAGGCGTGGGCAGAGAAGCTGGGTTTGAAAATGGCAAAGAGAAACGCCAGCAAGGGTGTGCCAGGTGTTCCCTCCACCATAGAAAGATGGGACATTGACAGTGGGAAAGTGGTCTACGGTGGACTACCCACAACGAAGAGGGTGTACCGTTGGGACACCAGGGAGTATGAGGAAGTCAAGGTGTACAAGGGTGGGAGAATCACATAGATGTGGGGTCAATGGTTCGCTGAATTTATTGCTTTTGCTTTCATTCTCATGGCGTGTGGCACGTTCCTGGTGGGCGCGTGCTGCCTCACCGTACTTCTGTGGGTTCTGGCCCTTCTTAAAAAAGTTGGCAAGCAGTTGAACGATGGGGAGGAACAAGAAAAGGCTCATGCTCTAGGGCATGAACCTATGGAGAGCGTTTAGTACGGTTTTTGGCGACTGGTTCCCAAACGCCCAGTTCTCCACCTGATGTTAAAAACCTATACAGGCACACATATTGCAATTTCAATCAGAGTCGTTGGCAAATGAGCAGAATCAGATTCCAGAGCATAGTTCCCAAGAGAAAAGACAGGTCATCTGGATTCAAAAAGGACCTGGCAGACGTGGTACGCAGGAACAGTGTTCGTGCCAAAAGAGGGCTTGAGAGACCCACGAAGACCTGGACCAGGAAAGTCCAGGCTCGTAGACGGCAGAGCACGCGCGGCCAGGAAATATTTTTTGAGGCATACGTGGAGGATGATGTGTACACGCTGGTCAACGACGGGGCCCCTCCCCACGATATTGCCCCAATCAACTACGGGTATCTCAGGATTGCAGATTACACAGCAAAAACAACTCCGGGCAGTTTATCTGCTCGTTCAGGAGGCAGACATGCTAGAAACAGAAGAGTCTTTAGACCAGTCAGGCACCCCGGATTCCCAGCCAGAGACTTCGAGTCCGCGGTCGAGGAAGAAGTCGGCCCACAGTTCGAAGCAGAGCTCGAAGAAGCCCTCGCCAAGTTTGTCGCGGAGAGTACAAGTTAGGCAGGTTGACAGAGCCGATAACAACGTACTCGTGCAATGGGCCGAGAATGGGGACCTGAAACGGGGATGGCTCCCCAAAATGAGCGTTCAGGATGGCAAGGCAGTTGTCTCAGAGGCCATCCCACACGGGGTTGAGTGGGAGGAAGTCCTACCGACCATTACGCTCACACCGAAAACGGTAGCAAAAGCTCTGCGCAAAGCAGGCTATTTTGATACGCATGACCTGAGAACTCGTCCCAGCGAGGTCGCAGGGGTAATCTCTTCCTTGCTGAGATTAAACGCAAATACGATTATTTCATTAGTGGAGGATAACAGCAATGGCTGAAACTCTTACCAGTGGTGATTCATCTCTTTGGGTTCAAAGCGACGGTCCCAATACGGCACCCATGTACATCGGGTGTGCCAGCTTGGGGGATGTTGATATACCAGAGGGTGATATTACCCTGATTTACTGCCCTGACGAAACAAAAGCTGGGGCATTCAAGGTGGTTGGCTCCATCCGTGGAGCCGGTGACGCACCGTCCTTCTCGTTGGAAGAGACGATGTCAGACACACTTTCCGAGATGGAGAAGATTGACCCAGCGTTCCCTTTCACCATGTTTGCACACAAAGTGCGCACGGGACGACGGGACAACTTTAGCAATTACCTGCGTTCGCAAGCATTTGTCAACACCAAGATTACCAGCCGCGGTAGTACGAACATCGCAGCGCGTGACCCTGATGAGACAGATGCCTCTCTGAACACGTACGACCTGGAAGCAGAGGCAGTCATCAAGGTGACTGCGCAAGCCATCTCCAGACAGGCGATTTCGGAAGTGAACAACGTTGATAGCATCGTGTTCGTGGGTGATGCTCGTCCGCGGACGGCCACAACCCCCGCGCGCAAATCGTGTCAGATCGGCTATGCGTCCTGCGCAGCCGGGGCTGGCGTGACAGCTAATGTCTTGAAAACCACCGATTCTGGAGGAACCTGGACAGCAGCAGCAGCAGACCCATTTGGGATTGACGAGGATTGTGGCGACATCGTGGGCTTGGACCTCGGTGCTGACCAGTTCCGTGTTGTGGTGTCTCGAGCAGAGACCGATGCAGGCGCAGCAGCAGAAGTGGCCTACAGCGATGACAGTGGTGCAACATGGACCGCTGTTGACGTGGGCGTTGTGACTGGCCAGTATGTCACATCACTGAGCGCGTATGACCTGAGAAATGTTTTCGTTGGCACCGATGACGGATACATCTACAAGTCTGATGATTCTGGTGTGACCTGGACGGTTCAGGATGCAGGGGTTGTCACGACTGGTGTAATCAATGACATTCACTTCTCAAGTGCAACCGATGGATGGATGGGGGGCGCGAGTAACGCGCTGGCCCGTTCCATCGACGGTGGAGTTGCTTGGGAGGCCATCACTGGTCCACAGGCAGGTCAAGACATCACAGCCGTGACATGCTTGGATCGAAACCGCGCATGGGTTGGCTATGGGAACGGCAACATCTATAGCACTGCCGATGCCGGTGTCACCTGGACCCAGCGAACATTCTCTGGGTCGGGAACCGGGTCTATCGCGCAAATGGCGTTTAGAAACGAGATTCTTGGCTACATGATTCACACCACGGGTGGTGGAAACAGCGTTGTGCTGCGCACGGTAACGGGTGGATTCTACTGGGAGCCCATTACGGTCCCAACCAACACCGGGCTCACCGACCTGTTCATCTGTGACGACAGAAAGTTTTTCGTCTGTGGAAACGCACAGGCATCCACAGGATTCATTGCCAGTGGAGATGCTTCATAGGCAATTTGTATCCTGATGAGAAACAAATGTTTCTAGTTGGAACCCGAGGGGGGACGCTTCCGACCTCCGTGCGTCCCCCCTCGGTCCATAAGTGTAAAACGGGGGTAAATCGGAGGCATGATGTCAACAGAAAATTTACCACAGAGTGATCCTGCTCCATTTATCACGCTGGATAATGGGGTGGTAGTAAAGTTTAGACGAGTCAACAAGATGAGAATGGGCATGGTCCAGAAGTCTTTCAAGATGCCTGAGAGACCAAAATACATGGTCAAAACGGCATCTGGAAAAGAGGAGTGGTGGCCAATGGATGCCCAGGTTGCTGCCGAAACACCGGGCGATGCTGCCAAGTGGGAGGCGTACACCGAGCAACGGTCTGATATTGAGGACAAGCACAACACAGCCATTATGAATGTCATCTTCGTGTATGGGACAAGCTTTAGAATCCCCGAGGATGACACAGAGTGGATGTCTATATATACGCAGATGGGAGCACCTGTCCCTACCGATGAAGATGTCCTAAAAGTCGATTACTTGATGTACCACATCACCGACGAACAACTGGAACATCTTGTAAAAACCGTGACCAGCATGTCTGGTGTGTCAGAGGAGTCGATTCAAATAGCAGAAGACTCTTTTCGAGATCCGGTACATAACGGACAGGGAACTGGACCAATCGTTGTCGCTGGAGGACATACGCAAGAGGCTACCGGACACCAATTGGCGACACGGGACAACGTATGAGCAATCGACCATAGCGTCTGAACTGAATCTTACCCTCACTGAATTTTTAAGCTTGAGCGAGGAGGACAAGGCATACGCTGTGGCAACACGACGGACAAAGCTCACCATAGAAGCATACGAGCAAAAGTTGTCCGAGGAAAGGTCTGAGAGAGACTCAAAGAACAGGAACAGGAAAAGGGGTCGTAAAGGCAGATGAGAATAATAGGTCTAAAAGGCGTCTTTGATGTATCTCAGTTCAATAAGGGGCTGAGTCAGTACACCAGGGGTGTTGCCAACGCAATAAAACAGACCGTAGGTGCTCAAAAGAGCCTGTCCATAAATATTCCCAATGCCCAAGTCCCTGACCTGAGTAAAGTCACGAGTCAGGTTCGGCAACTGGCCCAAGACTTTGGAGACCTGCCAGACCAACTAAGGCTAGACGCCTCCTCCATTGGAAGAGGTGTCACCAGCATGAAGGACCTGGTCACGCAATTTGACCAGGCACAGGGTAAGGCAGCAAGTGTGTCTGCGTCTCTCAAGTCTCTTGGTCTTGCTGATGCCAGTATAGACGCGGTAGCAGATGCAGCCAGAAACGCATCTGCTGCCGTGGGTGCATATCAGGCAGAATCACAAAAGGCAGTGGGTGGTGCCAGGTCTTTGGCCAGTGCCGTGAAGTTGGCCTCAACTGACCTGGCGCGTGTTACTCTGGCGTATCAGAAGTATGGTGCTGCCCTGACAACGCCGGGGGCGTCCCAACAGCAGGTAGCGAAGGCTGCTGCTGCTGTCAGTGATGCCGTTCGCAGGTCCAGTCAATCCATAAACGCTGCCAAGGGAGCCCTATCCAATCTGGACAGCGTAGGAAAGCGCGTCCAGGCATCATACACGAATGCCGCGGGAGCCATCAACGCATTCCGCGTGGCCGTAAGCAAGAGTGGGTCTGCTGGGAAAATTGCCCTTGGAAAATTGGTTGATACGGGTAAGGCCAGCGCGTCCATCTTTAATCTGGCCAAATCAGTGGGTGTCCTACACAAAAGCTGGGACAGATCGCTCGATGCCGTGGTCAACTACAAGAATGTGGTTGGGGGTATCCAGGGGTCAATGCCCAACCTGGCTGCTCCTATCAAGGGTTTCACCAGGGAGACTGGTAGAGCCGAACGGTCGATGGAGCGTCTCACCCAAACAACCAGCACATTTCGAAAGTTTGTCGTGGCCGCGTTTGCCGTGCGCAGCGTCGTAAACTTTAAAAACTCTGTGGAGGGAGTAATCAGAGCGTTTAGCCGTCTGTTCTCCCAATCCCTGGATGTAGCTTCTCAGTTTGAGAGGCTACAGTTTGCGAACACGGCATTTATCTTCAGGGAGTTGTCGCAAACAGACCCCACGGCGAGCCAGGTGGAGAACCTGCAAAAGGCCAAGGTCCTCGCGCGCGGTTTGGCCCAGGAGTTTGATAGGCTGGCCATTAAGTCTCCATTCGAGACAGGGCAGATACAGGAGGTGTTCACCAATTTGGTGACGCGCGATATTCCTGCTGCCGTGTCGAGGGGACTCACCAAGCAAATTGTGGACTTCGGTACGGCGTTTGGTACTGACCCCGCGAAATTGGCGAATGTGGCTAGAGCCATTGGCGACATACAGACAAAGGGCAAGCTTGCTGGTGAGGAGGTTCGTCAGCTTGCCAATGCCGGTATCCCCATCAGAAAACTTTTGGCTGATAACCTCGGCGTCACCAGGACAGAACTGGAGAAGATGACCAGAAAGGGGCTCTTGCCCTCCAGTCTGGCCATCAAGGTTCTAAGCGACTTTTTCAAGGAGTTCGAGGGTGCAGCCGCGGCCAGCGCGCTGACTCTTACAGGTTTGCTGTCATCCCTGCGAGACATCAAAAATAACTCTCTGAGAGATTTCTTTATCGCTCTCCTGGGTCCCCTCCAGGAGGGGTTCGAGAGCTTGGTGAACTTCTTCACGGACGAAGATGGTGACTGGAGGGCATCCGTAATCGCTCTTGGTCAACTGATTGGAGAGTACCTCTTTGGCGCAATCACTCGTCTCAGGACAGCAATCGCTGGTCTGTTCGATACGCTCGTGAGTATTGACCCACAGGTAGTAAAGTTTGCAGCCGTGTTTGCCGTCACAGCAGTCGGTATCGCTGCCGTTGTCGTTGCCGTGGGTCTGCTGTCCGCGGCCCTGGGAGCCGTTCTTTCCCCGATTGGTCTTCTGATTACGGGTGGTGGCCTTTTGGTTGCCGAGTGGACTACCGGGTTTTTGAGTGTGCAGGTAAGCACCATGTCGGTTCTGTCGAACCTGTCAACTGCATTTAGCTCGTTTTTGACACAGCTTGCCACCTGGGGTCAGCGCGCGGTTGAGATATTTGCCTCTGGTATGGCAGCAGCAGTCGAAGCTGTGGCCAGTGCGCTGACAGCCATCGGAAACATGATTTCGTACTTCCTGCAACCAGCATCACCTCCGCGCATTGTGCCAGACATAGATAAGTGGGGCGAAGAGGCAGCAAACATTTATCTACAGGGCTGGCAGAAAGCCGACTTTGCGTCCTTGAAGGATTTTGGGTCCAACGTTCGTACCATCCTGGACAACCTGGCTGGTACGGGTCAGATAGAAAAGGCCAGCGTCCCAGAGGTTCAGTTTAGGGCCAACGACATAACTGCCCAGGCGATTGATGATATACGCAGATTTGGCCAGGTCTCCGTCCAAACATTTTCCGACATAGGAAGTCTGGGTGCCAAGGTTGGCCCTGCTATTGGCAGTCTGATTTCAAGGTACTCAGAGGTGGCCAGGAGCGCCCTGAACTACGAGAGAGCTCAGAGTAGGCTCAATGGTGCCATGAGGCTGTTTGACACCATCCTGAGCCCCCTGAAGGGCCGTCTGCAAGGCATTAAGGACCAGCAGCAGGACATTGCAGACGAGAAAGAACTTGCCAAGCTGTTTCGCATTCTTTCTACACCTGGAATCTCGTCCGATAAGCAGAGGTCAACTCAGCTTAGAATTGAAGAGATTCAGCTAAACAAGCAAATACGTTTACAGGAGAGACAGCGAGACGTAAAGAAGGACCAACTGGAATCGGAGTCTGAACAGGCCAAGGGTGCGGTCGATAGAGCCGAATTCGAGATAGCCAACTTCAAGGAGAGACTGGGTCTCCAGGAGGGGCAAAACAAACTGCTGGCAGAACAGAAATCCCTGCTAGACCAGGCCAAGGGCGCTGCTGGCAGCATGGCAAAGGCCATGAAGAAGGGCCTGTCTCCACTGGAAAGGCAGCTAAAAGCCATCCAGATACAGCGCGAGGAACTCAGGGACCTTGTGCGCGCGGCCGAGTTGCGCAAGATTCTGGAGTCAGAAACGGCAACGGAGGCCGAGAAGGTAGCTGCGCAGCTAGAGTTGCAAGAGTTAGCTATACGTGCGCAACTCAGGGACATTGAGGCTGCAAAATTTGGCGTGGATCTCCAGCCACTTCGTGACATGCAGATTGTTATTAAGGATACCAGCGATGGGGTAGGTGGTCTATCGGACGACCTTGGGGCTCTGTTCGCCCATGAGTTCCCCTCCCTGGAGGATGCTGGGTTTGCTGGTTCACTCACTGAATTTGACAACAAAATAAAAGAGATAAAGAAAAGCTTCACCGACATGGCCGATGCAGCGAAAAAGGCATTCGAGGACATAAACAACAGCCTGCCAGATTTTCTCAAGCCGCGTGACCCTGCAACGGGGGAATCCCCTCTGCTCAGTACCATAAAAATGCTACTCCTGCTCACAGCAGTGTGGAAGGGCACAAAGGCAGTTGTTTCTGGTGGCCTGTTCATCAAGTCCATTGCGCAAGCCGGTATATTCTCTGGCGCGCTGCGAGGTCTAGTGCGCGTCCTCCTCCTGATAAAGGCACCATTTAAGGCTTTGAGTGGCTCCATAAGAATTCTTGGGGTTATCCTTGCCCCACTTAGCAGACTGCTGCTGCCACTAGTGTCCAGGTTTAGCCTCCTGCGTGGTGTGTCGCTTCTCCTGGGAAGGGCACTTGGGTTACTCACGGGTCCTATTGGGTGGGTGATTACGGCTGGCTGGCTTCTCTACGAGGCGTATCAGAGCAATTTCCTTGGCTTCAGAGACTTGGTGGACGAGCATGTTCCCAAGATTAACACCAGGCTCCAGGAACTTGGCATAGACATCCCTGCAATCACGGAAAGAATAAAAAAGGCGTGGGAGAGCTTTGACGCTGCCGTGTTTTTCGATGGGATGCTCACATCCATAAGGAACTACGCTGACACGGGTCTGGGTGGCGCACTCACGCACGTGATTCAACCAGAAAAGTTGGCCCTGGGAATCTCGGGCTCCATATCCAGCGCGTTCTCAGGGATGGCCACAAGTCTTGAGGAGAATATCACCGTAGCCATCGGGGAGGCCCTGCCCAATGCGATTAACTATCTAACGGAGACGTTGCCCACCCAGTTGGCTGGTGTGTTTAGCACGGATGCTGATTACTGGAAGGCTGTCAAGGATGCTGTACTCAACTTGTTCTTGTTCATACTAAAACCAACCAGTAGCGAAATAGACCTGACAACATTCAGGACGGTTTTTCTGGGCAAATTTATCACAGATGTAATTCCGTCATTCAACGAAATAGGCCAAGCAATTATAGACGGCGTAGTCCAGGGTCTCTTGGACGCGGCGAATGAAATAACCAACGAGAAAATCGCCACAATATTCCGCGTGATTGCCGTTGCAATCAAGGCGTACTGGGGTATCAGTTCGCCATCGACCCTGGCAGCAGAGGAGATAGGCAAACCAATTGTTTATGGTGTCCTGGACGGCATCGGACAGGCAATAGACGAAAAGGTTCAGGCAATAAAGGATAAGTTCATAAAAATCCGTGATGCCATATCGTCACCGGATTTCATCATTAGGTTCCTATCGTCTGGCACGGCTATGGCCAACAGCGTGGTGGATGGGATTAAAGCGTATGTAGAGATAAGCTTTTCAACAGTCAAGAAGTCCCTGACCGACATGTTTGACTCCGTTATCAGCGTTGACCTCCTGGGCAGTATAAAAACAAAGGCAGAGGGTCTGGGCGAGAGCGTCATTAGTGGTATCACGGCTGGCTTAGACAAGATTGCAGGTGTCAAGGAGTCCGTGGACAACTCCATGAAATACATCTACGACTCGGCCAGAGAGTGGTGGGAATCCAAGTCTCCATCGAAAAAAGCAGAGCGCGACATTGGTCAACCCATTACACAGGGCATCTTCGCTGGCATCAAGTCAGCCAAAGAGGATGACCCGATGCCCTCCCTGTTTAACACACTGCTGTCGTCAACTCTCCTGGGCATTGCCCTGCTGGTTGCCCAGGCTATCTTTTTCCGTATCGGGGTGGTTTCCCAGTTCAACGCGACAAAGTTGGAAGTAAACACAATTCTGACCTTGTTCTTGGACGAGACGCTGACCTTTTTCACTGACATGAAGACGGTGGTCACATCATTAGTCGAGGAGACTCAGATATTTGTAGTGGACAGGTTCCAGGATATGCACGACACGACCATATCACTGGTCACGTCGATGAGACTCCTGATTATAGCCCAGTTTGAGTTACTCAAGACCCAATTGATTGCCCTGGTTGACAAGATGACCAAGGCAGTCGTGAAAATGTTTGAGGATATGCGAAGGGCTGTTCTGCGCACCGTAGATCGCATGGTTGCAGACCTGATAAAGAAGTTTGAGGAGTTGGTCAGGTTCTTGCAGGAGAAATTTGCTGACTGGGGCGTGGAGATTGGTGAGAGATTTGGCCAGGGTATCGCGGACGGAATCCTGAACAAGTTAAATGAAATCCGTCATGCTGCTCAAAAGGCTGGCGAGGCCGCGCGGAAAGCAGCAAAGGATGCAACCAAGACTGCCTCTCCATCCAAGGTAGCCATCAAAGAGGTGGGCGAACCATTCTCTGAGGGCATTGCCAAGGGGATTCAGAATGGGGCAAAAAGCATCATGGATGCAGCGCAGTCCGTGATGGTGGGGGTCACGTCCCTCGCTGCGTCGATGAGCAACGTACAGTCACCAGCATATGCCAGTGGGCCATCCAACAACTACAACAACACAAACTACTACAATCTGAGCGTAAACACACCTCGCAGTTCTCAGGGTGTAGTTAGCGATTTTGCAATAATGAGTTCGTTTTAGGAGATGACATGACAGTATCTTTGTTTAGAACAGGGTTTGAGATGGGGAAAGCTGAGTACAGCGTATACCACACTGGGTATCCTCCATCTCTACAGGCTGGAGCCTATACGGGGGCGCAGTGCTTGGGTTTCTCAGGGGATATGTCTCCTGCTGGATGGTTTGACGATTATCTGCTGAGTAGAGATATAGACCCAGCGCCGTCATTAGAAGACCCAAACAGAGTCACGGCAGGGTTTTTCATAAAGCACACCGGAGCAACATATGCTGCCGGTAGCGCAGAGATGCCCTGGTTGATTGGTGTGTCTATTGATGGCGAAAGCAACCTTTTTGGATTCTGGTTTGACCCGGAGACCGGGACCCTAAAGAGTGTTTCTGCTGGCACAGAGTCATCCGTCAATGCCAGTTCGGTTGGGTTTGTGCCGGATACGTGGTTGTTCATCGGTATGGATGCACTTTTTGATGCCACAAACCCAGATGAAACGCCGTACATGAGGCTGTACGTAAACGACACGCTTGCTCTGGATGTCCAGGGTGCAAATGCCAACAATCGAAACCGTGTAACCGGACTGTGGGCTGGTGGTGTGAGACAACCGTCTGGCGTAACGTCGTATGGTTGGGATGCCACCATGCTCATAGACGACGCATGGTGGGAAGCGCAAAAGTTTAATGATGCACCCGTTGTGCCGGTTCCGCGCAGGTTTTTCCCGATTGTGCCTAATTCGGATGGAACAACCCCAACTACAGACTGGACACCGGAAGGTACAGTCAGTCTGTACGATGCCGTTGACGACACAGATAGCGATGGGGACACGACCCACCTTCACTCCAGTACCATTGGAGAGGAGTCGCAGTTCGGGTTTGTGGCACTAGCACCAGTCGCGGGCTGGGAACTTGATAAAATATTTGGTGGTATTGTCGGAAGAAAGACGGACCAGGCATCCACCGCGTATGGCTCCTATTTGGCTCTTGGTGACTACCAGATTGCACACGCAAACCGACTATCAATCTCCACATCGTACAAGTTGTGGAATGACACCTTGTCTGCCACTGCTGCTCAGTATGATAGTGACCCAGCACGCTCTGGGTACGGAGATATTGAGGATTACATAAACACCCTAAAACTAAGACTGTATGTAACGGGATAAGATAATGGCCGACCTTCCATTCAACGGTCCAATCAGAAACCCTGTCGAGGAGGGGAAGTATACCGATCCGACAGATGGGGATAGCACAAAAAACCTCCAGTTCCCCCAGTGGGGATTTGTTCTGGATGACTTCTTGGGCGTACTGCCAACACGCTCTATAACCGCGTCCACGACAAACGAGATATATGATGGTGTTGCCGAGTTGAAGGCCCAGGGTGGTGGAACCCTGACGATTGCTCCTGGCACGTACACAATGAACACCACGGTCAACGCCAGGAGTGGCACCCTGTATGACGCGCGCGTCATCATTCAGGGTTCTGGAGTTGGCGCGACAGTCCTCAAGGCTGGAAATATACCAGATGCGTCTTCCCTTCTCCATTACGGGAAAGCGCAAAACGTGGTAATCAGGGACATGACCCTGGACGCAAACGGACGCGTGATTCACCTCATAAACATCGGTAAGGGGCTCAACTTTTTAGCAGAGAGACTGAATGTTATTGGGGGAAGGACTGGCATATACATGGAGGGGGTGGCGCGTGCCACCGTTCGATTCTGCGAGGTGTCTGGCCAGTACATGTACCACGGTATCTCTGCCGGTGACGGTGATAACTCCCTAAACGGAGCGCCACTCCCAACCCTGGTTTCTGTGTACTCAAACTATGTGCATAGCGCACCAAATACAAACGAGTATGGTATAGACCTGCACGTGGATTCAGGCGAGGTATGTGGGAATCACGTAAAGGATAGAGACAAGCCAAGCAAGTGCCCAGACGGAAACGAGATATATTGGCACAACAATTTCTTTGAGGGTGGAAACTCTGAGGGTGGCACGCGCTTTTACGCCATCGACCAGGGGAACGGTTTTACCTGCTACTTTTACGACAATCACTACAAGGACCATACGGGTCGTGGCGCTCACATCAATGAGAAACCCGCGGGTAGACCCCTGGTCACCATGTTCTACTCGTACAACACGTTTACCAACATCACGAACGTGCTAGTAAGGAATAATGGCACTGTCTTTGTGGACCCTGCCTCGACCGTGGAGGCAGGTGAGGCAGGGGTGACAACTGCCCCTGACGAGATGCTCACCAGAATCAACGACCTCAGAACCTTTGGGGATAGTGGTGGTGATGGGGGAGGTGGTGGTGGTGGTCAGGAGCCAGGTGAATTCCCGGGTGCCCCCTACTCACGGTCCACATACGTGACGGATGTAACCTGGGAGGGTGTGCAGACGGCAGTTGCAATCGGTATAGACTCGGACGGTTGGGCATCCACATGGGGGCTGGATAACGACCTGTACGTCACATATCTTGATGGTAAAGGGTTTGACTCTGGGTCCACATCTGTGTCGATGGGTTTTGCTAATGTGAGTGGAGCACCACCAGACATACTGGGCACAAACATTATAGGAACAACAGTGCCCCTGGGGCATGGGAGACAGGGGAAGAAATCCAGTGGCATTCTGTCTGTATCCAACGTTCTCTACCTGTGGGTACGAAACGTAAACGGTAACGGTCAGCAAGTAGACCTGTGGAGTTCCACTGACGGCGCGATAACCTGGACAGAACACACGGGATTTTTGCCAGAGTTCGGCTATGTCTCATTCATCAACTATGGCAAGGATTACTCTGGTGCGCAGGACAGCTACGTATACTGCGTAGCCGCGGACACTGCGAGTGCATATACGCCAGGGGATGATTTTGTTCTAGCCAGGGTGCCGGTTGGCTCGATTACCACCAGGGGCTCGTACGAATTTTTCTCGGGCACACCAGCGTCACCAGCCTGGGACTCCAACATAGCAAACAGAGCACCAATATTTACCGACTCTGGTCGATGCTTGAGGCACAGCGTCAACTGGAACCCAGGAATCTCCAGATACATTCTTTGGCAGACCCATTTTACAGGCGACGTGAGATTCGCAGGGGGGTTTGCCATGTTTGAGGCAGAAGACCCGTGGGGTCCCTGGACGACCATTTACTACACGGAATCCTGGGACATGGGTCCAGGTGAGAGGGCAGAGATTCCCTCTAAGTGGTTGTCGCAGGATGGAAAGACCGGATGGCTTATGTCATCCACGAACGATGAGTTGACTGTTCGTAAATTCTATCTTGAGACTGGAGCAGGGCAATCGACAACAGAGATTATCATGAAACCTCTGGCCAGTCTGGATGATGTGGAGGAGGCCCTGGACGATACGATCCTCGCTACGGGCAACGATCTGAACATGGGTGCCACTGAGAAGATAGTGGGAATTAGATTTCCCAGCGTGACTCTTCCTACGGGTAAAACCATCGTGTCTGCCAAGCTCAGATTCACGGCATCAAAAACAAACGCAGAGTCAGCCACCCTCTATTTTCGAACCCTTACATACGATGATGCTCCACAGTTCACCACGGCAAACAACGACGTGTCTGGACGACCACGGAGCACGGCTATGGTGACGTGGAATACCATAGAGTCATGGACTGCTGGCACGGTCTATGATTCCCCATCCATGACAGCCATAATCCAGGAAATATATGACCGTGCAGGGTGGGCATCGGGAAACTCAATCAGCGTCGTTGTTGCTGACAACGACATGACTGGACTATAAAATAATATGGCCAACGAGAGACGGGCTGGGTCGTACGATAACGTATCGTACGACGAAACAGAACTTATTATTGAATATTCCGATGGTGCGCCACCAGCAGCATCGGTAGAGATACGAGTTACTCAGGCGATAGGGTATGCCGAGTACAGACCTCAACCAGCCACTCTGAAGGTTACCCAGGTTGTTGGGTATCTGGAATACAGGGAACTGTCGGCTGGACTGAAGATTACTCAGGCACAGGCATATGCTGAGTATCGCGAAATCGAAGACGAGATACGAGTCACACAGGCGACTGCGTATGCCGAGTATCGCGAGGAGACCATCCCGTCCCCTGTGACACCTGCTGTCACGTACAACGACGCGTTTGCCATATCTACCTCTGGCCCACCCAGCCTATACGCAGTCCCGGAGCCGGTATCGGGATATGCCTTGGATTCCCCCGGTTCGTTCTGGCATGTAGTAGTCCCAGAAGAGACCGTAAATCTCGTGAAAAACCCGTCGTTTGGGTTTGGGAACCTACGGTACACGTTTACGGGTACGCGCGGTGTCCCTCACATTGACATGGGCGACTTTCACAGTGGTGACAGGTGCATGAGGGTCCCACTGTCCACAAATTCCAGCGTGTCCTCATATCTCCTGGACAGTATGCCCACGGGGAAGTACACCTGGTCACTGTATATCAAAGGGTTTGCTGGCCAGAAGTTTTCCATGCACGTGAACAAACTTGGGGACTTGGGCTCCCCGGGTCTATACCTCTCCAGAAACACACTTATCCTGAGAGACTCAAGGTGGACGCGCGTCCATCTCATATTCTCCCTCAAAGAGGTTGACCAGTATGAGGTAAGTCTGGTTTCTGAGGCATCCAACTACATATCTGGCTCCTACTACAAAACCGACTCCTGGCAAGTGGAGGCAAAGGATTACCCAACCACGTTTGCCAGTGGAGACATGGGGGACGGGTACGAGTGGATGGGACCAAAGAATAACTCGTTCTCCAGAAGGGATGCTCACGCATGGAATGGTGGTCGGATGGTGTCCCTGAGAGACTCAGGGTTTATGACGACATCCATCACGGGTCTCGATATGCCATCCGTCGAGTATGTGGAGAGAGACACGGAAGGACCTGTCACCCTCGAGAAGAGTAAGGTTCAGGCCAGGAACTTTACGATAACAGGTAGAGTTTTTGGCGACAACGACGTACAGCTAAATCGAAACAAGTCATCTGTTATCAGGTTGTTTAATCCGAGAAGTGGCAACGATGGCCGAAAGATGCTGATATTCCAGCCGGTTGACAGGTTGGGGTATCCCGTCGGGGACAGCGTGAGAATCCCGTGTGTGTACGTATCTGGCATGGAGGGCACGTACGACAACTTCAATCAGGCCCAGTACGCCATCCAGCTTCGTACGTACGATGGCCTGATTTCATCTCAGAGAAACGCCGAGTTTGTCACGTGGAACCTTATACAGGAATCCAGGAGCCTCTTCTTGTTCCAGGCACCGGACGGGTCGTGGTCCCCATCAGACCCGAGCAATGCAGCAGCATCTTCTGTCAGTGGAATAGCCACCTCCTGGGCTGAAGTCGATGGAAAGCTGTATGTCGGTGGAAACTTCGACATGATTTCCCAGGGCACTCAACTGACAAATCTGTTCCGTTTCTCCCCTGACGGGAGAGACTCTAATCCATATCTGCCCACCTACGAAGCAATGGAGGGGCTGAGACCAAACGCCACGATACACGACATGATACCAGGGGAAGGAAACTCTGCTGGTGGCATTATTGTGTGTGGAGATATGACTACGCCCCACTCAGGCATATACGCTGTAACAAAGACGTTTAGTTCGTTTGCCATTGCCAGTGGTCTAAGTGGTGGTTCGGTGAAAAAGGCTATCGTACGCGGGGAATACATATACGCGTTTGGCAGCATGACGCAATCGCTCGTTGGGGGCATCAATATATCCAACGGGGTTGCACGCACCAGCGTTCGACACACGTCTGTATGGCAGAATTTCACGTCGGGGTCAACATGGAGCATAGAGGGGACTATTAACAGTGCCGACATAGCGCAGGATGGCACCATCTATGTGGGTGGACAAATAAGTCTTGTGAGACCACTGGCAGGACCAACCCCAGGCCAGCAGATACGGGTGAACACAAACTGCGCACAAATCAACCCAGACACGGGAGAGATTGGTTTCATAGGGATTATGAGGGGAGATCCCATCCTGTCAGGGACCGGGACATCTGGGGGATACACCGTACCTGAGACACCCGTGAGCCTTCCACTTCAGTATGTTAATCGAGTACGTGTAGGCAGAGATGGAGCCGTCTACTTTGGAGGATTTATTCCGGTATCGTCCACCACAGACCCGTCATCCGAGTGGCCTATGGGCGCATTGGTGCGATGGACTGGTTCGAGGCTAGAGAGTTTTGGTGGGGGAATTGGACCAGGGGTTCAAGACTTTGACTGGGACAGTGACGGTAGAATGTGGATTGTTGGGATAATCCAGAATGGCAAATGGGGGGTTCCAAAATACGTAGATGGAAACGTTGTGTTGTGGACGGGGTCGGAATGGCGCATTTCCCCTGCCGGTATAAAACAACGTCCAATGCGCAGCATCCACATCGGGGAAAGAACAGTTGCCATAGGAACAGAATATAACGTTGGGTACGGATTCTACTCAGCATCCACGGAGGATGTCCAGGAGATACTCTGCGAGTCCGGTGACCATACATCACCACAGATAACCGTATCCGGTACGGGAGCCGTTCATTACGTCAAAAACATCACGACTGGCCAGGAGATTCTCTTCAAGGGTTTGAGTTTGGAATCGGACGTGCTGACGATTGAGGGGAGAGATGGGGTGGCCATTGCTAGGACCGACAACAAGGGGGACGTAGAGAGGTACATGAGTGGATCTTCGCAGCAGATTGTCATGGTGCCAGGACACAACAAGATAGTTGTCAAGACGGACGAGATGATGGCAGTGCGTCTTATCTGGGAAAACCTGTATGCTGGTATACCGGAGGCGTACTAATGTTCTCTGTGGATATGTACAAAAAGGGGGTCTCCCTGGGGTCTCTGAGATACTATGAGGTGGATGTAGCGAAAGCGATGGGGCGTGTAGGGACCCTGAAAATCACCATTCCCAACACTATCCCCATGTCCCACTGGTCAAAGGACATGCAGTTCGTTGTCAGAAGGACCGACATCCCTGCATCCACCGTGCTTGGCAAAACCATATGGCTCCTTAAGAAAGTGACATTTTCCGAGGAGGAGGACACCATCGAGCTTTCTGCAAAGTGCGCGCTCAGTATCCTGGATAAACAGAGGATTGTCGCTCACCCAGGGGAGACCACCTACGCAGAAAAAACGACGGAGATGGGCAACAACACCAATGCAGATAGAATGATTTACGACTACCTGTATGAGAATCTCATAGCCCCACTAAACCCTGTCAGAGCCCTTGATGACCTGGTCGAGGTGGAGCAGGTGTCTGGGGTAGCTCCATCTGTCGAGTCAAAGGGCGCATGGAAAAGTCTTCTCTCCGTCATAAGTAACATCAATTCCGAATCCACGGAGAAGGGAATGCCTGTCCACGTGGATGTAGTCTATACGGGTTACATCCAAAAACCATACAGGGTGATTATTAGACCATCTGTTCTAGGCGTAGTCCGAGACTTATCCCTTTCGCCAGACAGGGGAAACATCTCTGACGTGGAGCTAGAGGTGTCTTGGGAAAATGAAGTCACTCACGTGTATGTGGGGGGAGAGGGGCAGGGACCGGAACAGATAGTTGTGGAGGCCAGGGACCAGAGGATACAAAATCCCACGGGGATAGACAGGTATGAGGCATTCATTACGAAGGGTCAGGAGTTTAGCCATACGGTCCTGTCGGACGCTGGACTCAGCGAAATCAATAAGAACAGGGCCAAGGTGTCGGTGAGCGCCGAGTCAGTCGATGTCGATGGCTATAGATTTGGTTTGGATTACGACCTGGGTGACGTGGTCAACGTCAGCGTAAACGGTAGCTCGTACGAGTGTATCGTCAAGTCATTCAGAGCCAGGTCAGACAGGAATGGAGATATGAGCGTGTCGGTCAAGATGGAGAGCTTGCCATGAGCCTAGATACGATGATGTCTCAGATTGCCGACTCCTTCCGAGACGTGGACAGTCGGCTGACAGATTTAGAGCACAGAAACACTGCGCGCGGTGGCTGGGTTTCTCACACACCTTCGTCTGGTGCCATATCCCTGACATCGGACATGGTCCTTGTCAATGGGTCAAGCCTGGACACCATCAATGGGGGGAGGGATGGCCTAGAGATTATGGTTCACCCTGGTCCTGGATGGACCCTGTCCATATCAAACACGGGAAACATAGGGTTCTCTGGACAGATTTCCAGTGACAATGTTGTGAGATTTGTTTACTCAACAGAGTCCAGCAAGTGGGTACAGGGTAGCTATTCGGCAGAGAGCGCCATAAATGCGAGTGTGTCTGCGTCTCTCGGAGAGATGTCCGCGCGCGTTGACACGGTGGAGGGGTCTTTGTCGGGGAAAGCATCCTCGTCTCATTCTGCTACACACGTCTCCGAGGGGTCAGACGAGTTTGATGGGGACAGGATGGATATTGACTGGGTGGCAATTGGATACACCCCGTCAGCAGCACCATCCGAGGTTGACACAACTGCCAACCTAACTGCTCACCTGTATGGGATAGGGCAAGAGTTGGCAGGAAAAGTTTCTCAGGATGGCACCGTGGGCTCCGTGTTCTTTGACTCTGTCGGTGACGCCATTTACCCCCTGGTAGACGACACCATGACCTGTGGGAAGTCTGGCCAGAGATGGTCTGCCGTATGGTCTGCAAACGGAACAATACAGACATCTGACATACGATATAAATCAGATGTGTCTCAATCTGACTTGGGGCTAGATTTTATTTTGTCCCTAAATCCACTGAAGTGGAGATGGCATATGGGGGCAAGCAAGACTCATTATGGATTCTCTGCGCAGAGCATAGCCGAAATAGCCGGGTCTGGATTTGGGGGATACGTCTATGATGAGGAGACAGACCAGCACAGCCTGATATATACGGAGTTCATCGCTCCTCTGGTCAGGGCAGTACAAGAGCAACAGGAAGAGATTGACAGGCTGAAAGACCTGCTTGAGAAACACGTGGGGCAATAGGTGGACGATAGTATTAAATATTTGATGATGGCTAGGTATGCTGCCGATACAATTGTGATTATTTGGTTTTTGATTCAAAGTGTGGTTTTTACAGTGTGGGTAAACTCTCTGGTAAGAGCCTACCTAAGAGGGGATTCCGATTTGTTTCAGAAGGACCCAGTGGGGTATACAGCGAGGGACTGCGAAGAAGCTGGCAAGGGAAAACGAGTGAGCAACAAGACCATCGCTGGTGCTTTGACCCTGTTGCTCCTTGTTGTGTTCGTGATAGTCTGGCTGTCTATGTATCAGAGTTTGCTCTGATTTCTTCCCGTCTATCCTTTATGGCTCCAATCAGGTCCACCAGGATATCGGTTCTGTGAGCCTCCATAGTGGGTGACACAAAACACTCTTCAAGAAGGTCCACTCCGATGCTTTCTCCGTAGACCAGCGCAAGCAAGTCAATTGCTGCTATTTCTTGGTCACTCATCCAGAACCTCCTTGGCAAAGTAGACGGACGGGGGGTCACTGATAACTTTACCCCCCGCGGCCACGTACTCTTCTTCGCTGAATGGGCCATACGACCATTCATCTCTGACATCATGTTCCGTGGGACCCATTTTGACCCACCACTGCTTGCACGAGTCACATCGACACCCATACCTGTGACTCGTTGCCTCGGCAAAGTCTGGAGAGATTTGAGAATCCTCCATCAACTTGTTCAATAGCGATCTGATTTCGTTAGTTTGAGAATCCTCCATCAACTTGTTCAATAGCGATCTGATTTCGTTAGAAGGGTATGTCACTTTTGGTCTCCTTCTTCCGTGGCGCGCTACCGTTGCTACACCCTCCGTCGCTCTTGCTACCTTCCGGGAACCACCAGGAGTCACCTGTAACATTGAGGCTGACCCCCTGCCCCCCATCGTTCTTATCATACAAATTCAGACGCAAATCCTTTGCAGATATTATTATCCCATCTCCCTTGTGGAAGTGATTGGCCAGGGATTCGGCCTGCTTCCTCCAGAAGGTGACTCTGAACCATGTCGTCTCTTTCCTTTCGCCCCACCCCATGTCGGTGGCGAGAGAAAAGCTGCAAACTGGGTCCCCGTTTGGGGTGTATCGCATATCGGGGTCATTCCCGAGGCGACCTGAAATCGTTGCGTTAAACATTAGATTTTCCTCCACGCTTCACGTTCTCTATTGTATTCAATAGGCCAACGATACTCTTGGCCATTTTCTCGGCTTTCACGATGGTTTCCCCGTACACGTCTGCCACGTTTCCGTCCACGTAGTCAGACACAATGATTACAAATGGTCCTCTGCTGTTCGGGTCACTATCGTCATAGTCCACAAGTCCACCAATCCGGTACGGTCCATTCAGAAGATTGTTCACCATTCCCCCCCTCTCGTGCTAGTGATATTCTTCAGATACGTGCGCCCCACCTGAATCAGGCTCATTCCTCTACTTCTGGAGATGGCCGCGAGTAACCCGAGGATGCTTCCCGCGGCGTCTACAAACTCTTCGTTTGAATCACAGTAGGGCAGAGATGTTGCCATGTGGCTCAGTTCCGCGTACCAGTCCCCTATTTTGGGAGCCCTTCTGTCGGCAGGGATGTCTGACAGAGACACAATATCTCGAGTCATAGGTTTTATGGGAATGGTTTCCCCTTTCGGATTGTCATACAACGCTTGGGGGTCGTGCGTCTTCACTGTCGCGAAGTCAATCACGTCTCCAGTATGCAGGAGTTCCCAGTCACCTTCTGTGGCCCACTGGGACCACGCCAGGGCCAGGTCCATCCTGTTCTCTGGCGTACGTAGAACTAAAAACTGGTGGTTTCCAGATACGACCTTCCTTACGAGAACGACATATTCGTACCCGTGAGACATCGTAAAGTTCTGTCCCTCTTCTTCCAGCGCGTATCGGGTTATTGTCCCCAGGCTTTCCCTTTGCTCTGGGGAGAGGGCATAATACAGCGCAACGACGGGATTCTGGTTGCACACCAGCATGATGTTGACGAGCGTCTCCATGCTCGGGGACGATGTTCCGTCCTCGTACCTACGCTGTGTGCTAACCCCATATCCCATCAAGTTAGCCAAATGAGTCTGGGTGTAGTCAGCCTTCTTTCTGGCTTCCTTAACCATCTCTGCTATCATCGTCCAGTAGTCCTTCCTGCCTCAAATGAGACAACATGCTTCTGGCAAGCCCACGCAAGGCTTGCTCTCTGCTCATGTCCGTCACCCTGGAGTAGTACAGAACCAGGGCCGCGACCCAATCATTGTCCTTGTGTCTCTCTGGCACGTTGTCCGTGCTGGGCATTACGGATTTCAGGGCATGGTCAACGGTGACGGGTTCCTCGCCATTGACCATGACGGTCTCCATGTTTAACCGGAGTCTTTCATCCTTGGAGCGATTATCTTTGGGTGTAAGTCTTTCCACCTCCTTGTCTACAAGGAGGGCAAGCTCTCTTACCGTCATCCTGTTGTCTGCTGCATTGACTAAAAGTCTATTTTGGATTGACTTCCAGTCAACTGGAAGTGGCTTTATCATGTGGATTCTGGCTACCTGTAGGTGGTGACTGTACAGGAGTCCAAGGTGAAACTTTCTCACCTCCATTGGGACGTGTTTCGCGCAGGACACGTAATTCGCCAGGGTGGACAGGGGTCTGTTCCACATGTCGCAAAAATCCGTGTACGTGTCCCCAAAATTGTTTTCTGCGTACAGTATCATGTCGCCCATTGCGATTCGCGATGTCTCTGGCAAGAGAGAACACAGGCCAAACTGGTTTCCCCACACCTCTAGGGTGAGCCCCTTGCCAGGAACCCACCCGTTTATGGTCAGACCTGTCCTATCTTTGTCCAACACATCACCATCGGTAGAAACTATTTGGTTCATAGGAGCTTCCCGTGTTTGTACTCCCTCGTTCTGTTGTATACGTGTTTTTCTACCAGGGTTTCACCGACCTTGCCGGGGTAAATTCCCTCCGCGAGGTCCAGTATTCTTATCGCTGCGTCCACGAGTTCAACCAGAAACGACGGGGTACACCTCAAGTGCTTATCTTCTGGGTTTCCGTGCGCCAGTGCTTCGACGGATTCAGAGAGTTCCTTGTGAATCTGTGCCACCTCTGCCATCACATCCTTTGGGGCTATCATGGGGTCTCGGGAGCCAAGGAGATGACTCTTGTCGTCCCACCAGCCAATTCTCAGACTGGTTTTGTGGACAATTTCAGCGAAAAGAGCAAGACCGGACTCACAGTCACCAAGCTGGTCACGAGACCCCTCCCCGTTGCACGATACGCACGTGAGGACACCTGTATCCAAAACTACTACGTTCGCAATGGAGCCACAACTAACACACTCCACTTCTGCATCTGCTACTACAATCATTTCACCCATTGTTTATTCCTCCACGTCAGAAAACAACATTGCCGCGTACAGGAATAGGTCCATACTTGTCTGAGCCAAAACTACTCCCCCGTCAGGCAAATCAACCCTGAAGGTCACAGACGATTTCCCGGATGCCATTCCACCAGGGATCCTGGCAATTCCACTAAGTTTTTCCCTCACAGTTTTATGCTCTAACATCTTCAGGTCTGGCCAGCAGTTGTCTCCGTTGATAAATATACCAAGTTTTTCCATGTTTCCTCCTGTTAGTTGTTCCCAAATCTTATGTCAAACAGACTCACCGCGGGCCTGTTGCCCGTCAGGTGGATATAGTCCGCGCGTTCTTGTGGTTCAGCGAAATCGTAGAACCCTGTGTACGGGCCATACCAGCCCATAACAAACTTGTGAAGAGTCCCAAACTTGTTCTTCATCAGGTTGAGTACCACAACATCCTTCTCCCAGGGCTCATCTATCTCGACGCTCTCGCTATTCTTTTTGTACTGGTCCGGTCTCATTATTCCGAGAATAGCAGTGGATTCCCTGAACCCACTGTAGGGAATATCATCTGGCCTTGGCACCTTGTCGTCGCTCGATACCACAGATTTATTGAGATGGTGAAGAAGAATGGTTGGGAAATTGAGTATTCTCCCCATGCTCTTACACCCCTGGGCAATGCGCTGATATATTCTCGTCTCGCTCGACCCTCTCTCTGTCTTTACAGATAGCTGACTCATATAGTCAATCACGCATAGCTTGATACTCTTCTGTGCGTTAACCATCGACGCCTCATAAAATAATGTGTCCACATCTGGAGACATCGTCTGCATCCCAGAGACCTTGATTGGCAGACTCTCAATCTCATCCAGGGCCAAGAGGTACGCATCGTCCTCCTCCTGGTCCTGGGTATTCTGGTCCAGCCTGGTGCTATCGACGTTAGCTACCGAACAGGCCATCATGTGTATGAATTCGTCTGGAGTGTCATCCATTGAAAACACCATCACGCATTCTTCTTCAGGATACTCAATTGCCTTTGCCACGTTGTATATAATACGTCTAACAAAAGCCGTTTTACCCATACTTGGTTCTGCTACAAACAGGTAGAGCCCACCGTTCTTCATGGATAGCCTCGAGTCCAGTGAAGCTATTCCGGTTCTCACCACGGGGTCATTGCCAAGAATTCGTTGCCCGTGCTGGGCTCGTAACCTGCTTGTTATTTTCCCTACGTCCTCTACGTCCCCGTCTATGTCGGAGCCCAGTGCCGTGATAGCCGACACCACGACTCCAGCAACCTCGGGTGCGTCCGCGTCGGTTTGCGCCAGGGATTTAGAACCCTCAGACAGAATCCCCCTCAACACGTTCACCTGATGGAGGTTGATGACCTCCATTGAGAAATCGTGCATCTCCTGTGAAGTGTAAATGTCTACATCATTTTGCACCCTGGATAGCCATTCCATATCGACTGCTTGCTTTATCAGGGAGTTTTTTAGCTGACCAGGATTTAGCTGACCAGAGATTTGCAATCGCACCATCTCGCTGTACACCATAGCACACGGCCCGGGCAGGGCCGCGCGGAACACATCTGGCTTAAGGTGTTCCATAACCCACGGAACACTTTTCAAGTCGTACCACAGAGCAGCCACCAAATGCTCCGCGCACTCCTCCGTGGCCTTTACTAGGTTGACATCAGCTTCATCACCCACTACAAAATTTGGCATTGTGCTCGTGCTACTCATAGCTACTCCATTCAACCAACATCCATACAATCAATCCGAGAATCATCAGGAAGTTGGCTAGTGTTGGTCCTATGCTGCTCTCCATTATTTTGGCTTCTCCCACACGTCAAAAAAGCTGACGCCTTTTCGTGCATGATACTGCATTCCCCCCGGGTAGTGATTGATTGTTGATGTGCTCATTAGAAAAAACGCATCCTTTCTTTTCCATCCCCCCAGGTAACAGTAGGGACGCAGCCAGTCTTCCAACCACACGTTGCTTCCTGACGAGACGCTGTTCTGATATTTGAACAGAACGAATCCTCCTGGCCTCAACACTCTCCAGAACTCATCCATCGACCTTGACCAGTCTTCGCGCAAAGCGCCGTACGACGAGTATTGACGAAAGTGCTCCTTGATAACACTCCCCTCACTGGTGTAAGGGAGGAACGGGGGGTCGTATACGATGCTTCCAACAGAGGCATCCTCTAGGGGCAGAGCGTATGAGAATCCTTGCTCTGCCCCCGTTCCTGGCTGTGGCTCGGCATCAAAGATTCTAGCCGGTTTCGGCACCTTGCCAGAGTAGAAGTTTCCTTTCCCGTAGGTGGCGTCTATGTCGAACCTGTCGCCATCATTAAAGAGCGCCATAACCCACAGGAGTATCTCATCCTGGTCGAACGAGAAGCTCATGGCCGGACTCATTTTGTCCACCTTTGGAGCAAACCCCTCTGGGGCATCGACCCCGAACATATCAAACACGGTAGACTGCTGCTGGGGAAGAACAAGATTTCTTGGCATCACGCACCACCTGTCACTGGCATCAGGATTCTGCGCATGTTGACGTGGCCATCATCAACGACTGATTTGATGATGCCGCGCGGGTCCACAAAAATGTCTATCTCATCACCACCGTCACCATCCATCATAACCTTGGTTAGGTACGGCAAAGACATCGTGGCCATATACTCGTCATCCCCGAGATACTCGGAGACACCGAACTTGCCCTTACAAGATGGGGAGCCGTTGTTGGCTACCGACTCGATTTCTCCCCCATCCTTGGAGAGAGATAGAACCACTTTCTCCGCACCCAACGCCTTGGATGACTTGAGAGTGTGATTTATATGCCCCAAGTCTGCCGTACACGACCAAGAACCTGGTAGCTCAAAGAATGTGTGGAAGGTACTGCATGGGAACCGCGCGTCAACAGTCTGTGAGTACACCTTCGCCGTGTATCCATTTCCGGTAAAGTGAAGCAGGATAGTCGTGGGTGACAGAACCATCCTCTCCTCTGGTTCATCTCCCACCATTGCCAGGGCCGTCTTGATGGCCGTGGTGGGCATCACGATGAACTCTCCGCGCGCCTCACCATCATACGCTGTGCTAGCCAGGGAGTTTATCGCCCCTGACTCGCTGCTCATGATTCTTATCATCCCGGGGGATGCCTCAATACACGCGCCCATGAGTGATTGCGCGCCACTCTTGGTTGTTGTCTCGAAGCACCCCAGGAGCGCGTCTATCAGCCCGATAGGGGCATTCTCCAGAAGCTCACCATCGTTGTTGCCACCGATTCTGGGGAAGTCCCCACCGTCCATAGTGGGGAACGTTGCTCTAATGCCCCCTCCCTCCACAAGAAGTTTCCCTCGGGTGATTTTTGCTGACACCTCTTCTCCCTGAATGCTATCTACGAACTTATGCAGCATTTCAGCATTGACACACACATCAAGGTCTGGTAAATCGGTGTCGGTAATTACCACAACACCCACCTGGAGGTCGGTTGCCGACGCTTCCAACATTCCGTCCTCGACACTTAGTCGCACCATCGGTCCCGTGGCCATTGCGCTGCGCTTTGGTGCGACAGCCGCGCAAGCTTTTAGTATTTTTCCTAACACCTTCGTGTCCATACGTCCTCCGTGACCCCACCAGGGGCTCTACACGGGGCTTTTTAGCCCGCGTGGTACAAATACATTAAAAGGGGCTTCTTTGCTTGTCCAGGGCCTCTATTTGCTCCCCCACGCCACGGGATGCAGCGCGAAGTGCATCAATGAGAGATGCGCCCTTGTACGGTGTGACATCCTCCCCTGTTGAAACCCACACCGTCACGTAGCCAAGGACGGAACCAAAGTCAGGGAATGTGATGGTCATGGTGCCACCTACCCCCAGTTCCTTCGATAGAGACTCAGCAGTGCTGTATGCGTCTGCAATGGATGCTTCCAGGTCACTCATGGGTAGGTTTGAGTGTGATGCGTCTACAATTTGTTGAATCTCACCTGCGTATCCAAACATGGTTCCGATTAGACGGTCAATCTCATTGGACAGTTGAGTCCAATTGGATTCCATTTGCTTGTTGAGATCGAGTATCTCACCACTTTTCTTATCTGCCGACATGACTCGTCCTTTCTTCCTATGTAGGAAATTACAGTTCGCCCCACTTGGTTTCCTTCTTGGGGGCATCGTCAAACGGGTTGCCATTCTTATCATCTATGAATGCACACAATTTCTGCTGTGCGCTCGACGGGGTTGGTCTCACGACCACCCCATAAGCCTTAACCCATGTCTGATACCACTCTGTCATGGTTTCAAATGTGCATCCCTTCCCCTGAAGGATGACTGCTGCCCTCTTGATTGTCAGGTAGTCATCCTTGCTGGCTGTCTCCTTATCTCTGGAGGTGAGTCTGTACATCAAATCCTCAATGTCCTGCTGCTCCTTTGTCAGTGGGATGTCTATTTGCAGGATGGCCGGGGCATCCTTGACCACCTCCTGAAAACTGATGGTGCGACCAGTGTTGAAATTGTCGCGCTTCATAACGTTGATTGCGCGAACCATCTCTGGTATCGAAATCTCGTTTTGCAGGAGGTTCTTTGCACCAGCAGACTGGCGCGGACCCTGTCCATTCAATTTCGTGGGGTCAGTTCCCTGTGCCTCTGCCCACTCCTTGAGATACCACTGGATATCCGTTAGAGGTTTCCCGTTCTTGTCGTTGGGTCTCTCCGACTCCGGGAGCCCGGTAGGTCCGATGTGGTCGGGCGCGTTCTCATCAACTGCATCTTCAGTCGGAGTTTCTTCGGTGTCATCATCTTCAGAAGAACTAGCAGAAGAAAGGGATACCTCTGCTAGCTTTTCTTCATCTTCCAAATTTTCCAGGTCCAAAGATGCGTCTGCGTCAGCAGCGCCAATCTTTTTACTTAGTTTATCTTTACTTTGTATATCTTTACTTAGTAGGGCTTGATTATCCACATCTGGGTTATCCACATGTGGGTTTTCCACATCTGGATAATCAACATCTGGTTCATTGTCTTCTGCCAGGTTTGGATCTGGTTCCTGTGGGGACTCAAATACATGAGTTTCCCACCTCAGAACCTTGCCGGTTTTTTCGTCAGTGACGCGTCTGCGCTGAACATAGCCGTGCGCCTCAAGTTCCTTGATGCCAGACCGAACAGACGTTTCGCCATCTGAGGATGCTTTTATGATTACATCCATGATGACCAACCAGTCATCAGGTTTTGACATAAGCCAGTCATGGATACCCTTCGCCTTGAAAGACAGGAGTGGGTCGTTTGGAGCAATCCTGCTCTTTATGTAGTATGGGTTATCCTTGTTGTGTACTACTCTGTATGTGCTCATAAATCACCTCACGAAAAACTCCTCTATCCATTCAGCCCAATCCAGGTCGCTCATCTCTCTTCTGGTTCGAGTGTGGAGGGGTTTTCCCTGTAAGCCTCTATCGCCACATCTCTCAGTTTCTCGTAGCACAGGGCCGCGCGCTCACTCGCCTCGTTCTCCTGCTTGATAAGGTCCTTGTTTTCCTCCTGGAATCTCTCGTCACTCGCCACCTTTTGGGCAGCAAGTCTATCCAAGAGGTCTCTGGCTTGAATTCTTGCTACTTTTAATTCCTCGACTTTTTTGTCTAATTCGCTCATGATTTATCCTTTCGAACTCAACGCGTTCAACGTCTGATCTTCTCTACGTAATCGCCGTAAGTTTGGAGTCCTGGTTTATCCATGAATAAGTTGCGATTACACTCTCGTATGTAGTTATACAGTCTGGTTAGTTTCTCCTCGTCACTCAACTTGTCCCAATGATCGTCCTTATTCCATTCACCCATAACGCTTATATTGCTGCTTGCCATGATTTATCCTTTCATTCTGCTTCCAGGCCGGAATCTCTCTCTGGACTTGTCCCCATTGCCAAGCTCTGGTCTAAAAACCCAGGTGGCCAAAGAGGGGGACCAGTAGTACCCTACCTCGGTAATTTTATCTCGACTCTTCTTCGTCAGGTGTCCCGTGTTGGTAAAGACGGGCTTTATGCCATACATTCTCAGTATGGTTGCCCCCAGCAAGCTTTTGGCCTTGCTGTGTGTTGGTATCTTCGTGACGTTTATATCTGCTGTCATGGTCATGTCCTTTCATGGAACAAAAAAACTCGTGCGCTTTCTTACCAGCCTGTGCCTGTGGTGGTGGTGACTCATATATGGATTGCAACCGTATCCATATATGAGTTGCACAGGCAGGTAAGAAAATTCACGAGTCATGGTTGCTCACGCATCTCAGCCCCACCACAGAGCATGATGCGTGCAATGTTTCTTATTGTAACACATTTGTTTCCTAATAGCAAACTTGGCAAACTTTTCATTTCATGGAGTTCGCTATCGTCCTCCACAGGTAGTTCTCTCCAAGAGATTCTTCCACCCTGAGAAACTCGGAGATGTCCTTGTACTCCCCCTGTAGTTCAGGGGGTAGCCAGTCCAGAATCGTGGCTCTCCTGAAATGTCTCTTGAACCTAACTGCCGACTTTCTGCCAGTTTCGTCGTTGTCGAAGCACAGAAACACGTTTCTTACGTGTGATATGTGTTCATTCCATTCCTGTTTCCAGAGTCCACTACCGGAGGTGGCCGAGATTGCTGGCATCCCCATCTGGCACAGTCTGATTGCATCAATCTCACCCTCGGTGATAATCACCTGGTCAGTGTCCTCCGTAATGGCGTCCAGGTTAAAAATCGTCTGTCCCTCTTTGCCTCTCCAGAGATACTTGGGAGGCGCGTCGCCCGGGAATGAGCGTATCTTGATACCTGTCAGTTCATCATGGTGCTTACACGGTATGACTATACGTGTCTCTGCTCTATACACACCTCCCTTGCAGGGGACTTTGAAGGTCCCCAAACCAATGTCGAACTGGTCCATCGTCTCGTTGCTGAGACCGTACCTATCGTGGCACCACTCCCTGGGTTCTTTGTCCATCCGTTTGTGCCAGTCATCTACGTCCCTCAGTGTGTAGTGGAATTCTCTGGGTTTCTTCTCAATATGGGCACGAGGTGGTATTTTCCGTTTGGCAACCCTTGCCCCCGAGACCCCCGTGAGATACTCACACACGTCCGCGTAGTGGCTACTCTTG